CAGTTGACTCACCAGAGGAGAACTACAGATAATTTTTTATAGTATTGGAACTAATATGTTATCATGCAAGTAGAGTGTAGAGACATATACGGGAAAACTATAGAAATTGATACTGATTATATCGTTGGTAACTCTGTGCAGGTAGGGAGTGATTATTGCCACCTGTCAAAACTGTTTTACGAGAATGGAACATCCTGCATAGACCTGGCAAAGGAGTTATAAATATGTGTATCGCTCTTCGAAATCATATGATGAAATGGTTTAATTGGATTCATCCAGATCGTAGACGGCTTCAACCATATGGTCATGGAAATAGAGTTGATGATATATTAATGGTTAGAAATATGACTCATCGTAAGGCGATCGTATATGCTGGCGCCAATGCAACAAAATACATCAGAGAACATAGGAGAAAAATATGATTAAACTCCCCAATCTCACCCAGATAATTGAAGCGGTTGTTATTTTCATCGCCGCCGGTTCGTTCGTTATCTCGTATAACAATCTGCATGAAAGCGCTCTTGAAATGGGAATCCCGCCGCTGCTTGCCATAGTGTTTCCGTTTACTATAGATGGAATACTGATGTGTGCTACAATTTTCATTTTATATGCAGGGCAGAGGCGCATTTCTGCATTGGAAGGGTGGATAGTTCTCGCAGGATATACTACCGCGTCCATTGCGTTTAATGTTCATATGGCTCCTGATGATTGGTGGTCCCGGGCGGGGTTCGCAATGTGCCCAATTGGATTATGTATCATGCTCCACATACTGATGAAAGTAGTAGAAACGGAAATGGGATCATGCGAGATAAAAGAAGAAGTGAAATATGAGATAGAACTTCCCCCAATATCCCCATGCTCTGAATTCGATCCGGTAGTTAAACCGGAATCATGCAATTTGTCAAGCGTAAAAATCGAAGAACCAACCCTAACAATCAACCAGATGAAAGTCAGAGATGAGTTTAAGAACGAACCTGGGATGAGTATTGCAGAAGCGTGCAGACGAACGGGGTTATCATTCAAGACGGTAAAGGCACACTATAACAAGTTGAAAGAAATGGGGGAATTGTGAACAAACCAAGATGCATGTATCAAATGAGTTTTCGAGGATTTTTTGTGTGTTCAGAAATGAGATTGGGTAGAAAATGCCCGTATGAACGGCATCAATGTGAGATTAAGAAGAGGAGAATAAAATGATTTTTATACGATTGGATATAATATGTTATACCGAAAGGTGAGAAGATGAAGAGTAAGAGATGTCGGTATTATTGCACCACATATGGATATTGTGCCAAGTTTTTTCCCGGTGCAAAGTGTTATTGCAAGTATGCGAATTCAAACTTTGAATTGTGCGAAGGATACAAGAAGATTAAGAAGAGCGACAAGCGATGAAACGCAATCGGAATAAACACACCGAAGCGGTAAGGTTATCGTGCCCGGTGGTAGATTTGGTGAGATTGATGGCTAAACGTAACGGAGTATCATTCAAGCAACAGATGAGCGATATCGTTGCTGAATGGGGACTGATGAAAGGGATGGTGAAGAGATGAGTGAAGAATTGAAACCGTGCAAGCATCTAATTTTTAACAAGGATATATTTCCTAATTTGGAATTGGTTAATTTAATTCTACCAGAGCCATATCACCCAATACTCGCATGGAAAAGACAAGAACGTGGTGCAGATGGGTCATATTATTGTCAATTCTGTGATAAAGGAAACAGGAGAATTTCACAGGCTGTAAACTGCTATGGAGAACGGGATTGCTATGAGGTTGATGAATGAGTGAAGAAGATAGATCAAAGCGATGGTGAAGAGATGAAAATAAAACTGACAAAAGACGAATTAGATGAAATAATCCATGCATTTGAACTGGTTGATGGAGAATATAATTTCACTGACAATCAGCGGGATTTGTATAACAAATTGATTGGTATGCAGAAATGAACGATGACGCATTTTTATACCAGGAAGAGCACGGAGATATTGAAGAACCTATACCGCCTCTATTTGAATCTGATAACAAGTATGAAGCGGGAATGTTTATGATAGGATGGAGAATTGACAATCCAAGACTCCCGGTTAAAGTTGTTCAGAATGGTGATGTGTGGCAGGTGGTGAGAGATTGACCGAAGATTATCAACAATTTTTAGAGAGTAAACGAAGAACTCACGAAGATTCGGGATTTGATTGTGATGTATCAACATTCCCTAAAGAGATGTTTCCCTTTCAAATTGATGCGTGTAAATGGGCTCTTAAAAAAGGTAAAAGTGCGTTATTCCTTCATACCGGACTTGGAAAGACGATATGCCAGTTAACATGGGCAAATGAAGTATTCAGACATACTGGAAGAGATGTCCTGATTCTTGCTCCCCTTGCAGTAGCAAGTCAGACAGTAAGAGAAGGTCAGAAGTTTGGGATTGAGGTTAACTATTGCCGGGCACAGTCAGGAGTTAAGCCAGGAGTAAACATCACCAACTATGAGATGCTTGACAAGTTTGATCCTAAACATTTCATCGGAATATGTCTCGATGAGGGGTCGATCCTTAAATCTCTGGGAGGAGCGATTAAAACGCAGATAATAGAATCATTCTGGAACACACCTTACCGGCTTTCATGCACTGCTACACCGAGCCCTAACGATTACATGGAACTCGGCAATCAGGCAGAGTTTCTGGGAGTGATGAAATCTACTGAAATGTTATCGACCTTCTTCGTTCATGATGGGGGGGATACGGCCAAATGGCGCGTGAAAGGTCACGCTAACAAAGGTAAGGAAGGGGGAGCCGGGCCGTTCTGGATATGGGTTGCATCATGGGCTATCATGATGAAGAATCCACGAGACCTGGGATATGATGGGGATGCATTTGATCTCCCTCCGCTTAACACGGTTCAGCATACGGTTAGTATCAATCATAGCCGCTTCCAGGGTAGAGGAGTAGCAAAGACCCTTACCGATAGAGGTGCAGCACGCAGGGAGAGCCTTACAGAGCGGTGCGAGAAGGCTGCTGAACTCGCTAACAATTCGGATGAGACATGGCTGGTATGGTGCGACCTGAACGATGAGTCATCACTATTGACTAAACTTATACCGGGCGCGGTTGAAGTCCGGGGAAGTGATAAACCGGAGTATAAAGAACGAATGAGCAATGATTTCTGTGATGGTAAGATTAGAGTTCTGGTCAGTAAGCCTTCGATATTTGGTGCTGGTTTGAACTATCAACATTGCCACAACATGATATTTGTTGGATTATCGGACTCCTTTGAAGCGCTCTTTCAGGCAGTTCGACGGTGCTGGAGGTTCGGACAGACTGAACAGGTAAACGTGCATGTCATCACATCGGAGGCTGAAGGTGCAGTGGTTAAAAATATAAAGGAGAAGGAAAAAGCGTTTGATGAGATGCTATCAGGTATGATTGCTGCAACGAGTGACCTATGCTCTGAAAACATCAGATCAACGATTAGACAGTCAGACGAGTATAACCCACAAGAGAAGATGGTTGTTCCTGGGTGGTTATGATGCGTGTATTAGTAGCGTGCGAGTTTAGCGGGGTTGTTCGTGATGCGTTTATTAAGCGCGGTCATGATGCAATGTCATGTGATTTATTATCATCTGAATCTCCAGGACCGCATTATCAAGGAGACGTAAGAGACATTATCAACGATGATTTTGATTTGATGATTGCTCATCCACCTTGCACTTATCTGTGTAATGGAGGTAATAACTGGTTAAACAGGCGACCGGATTTAAATTGGCGCGGGAATCGCGAAGTTGCATTAGATTTTTTTATATTCCTTATAAATGCTCCAATTGAAAAAATATGTGTTGAGAATCCAATTGGTATTGTTAGCACCAGATATAGAAAACCAGATCAAGTCATACATCCGTGGATGTTTGGTCACGATGTAAGAAAAGATACATGTTTATGGCTCAAAAATCTTCCTAAACTTATACCAACCAATATTACAGATCCCCCATATAGAAAAATGGATTATTGGAGCACTAAACGAAATCCAGACGGAAAATCTTTAAAATCCATTACATACCTTGGAATCGCAGAGGCTATGGCTACGCAATGGGGGATCTAATTTTTATAGTTATATGCATAATATGTTATGCTAACAGGTGAGAAGAATGAGTAATTTAAGCGAATCTGTAGATAGTTGCATATCATTATCTACATTGGATGAATTAATAGAGCGATTTGGCATTTCTAAAGATTCTGATGGAAATGTAAAACATTGCGATGAATATATGCAGGTTGGATATGGATTGGTTGGATCTGATATTGCTACCTGTAAAGTATGCGGACTCGAAATTGTAAACATGATATCTCCTCATATCAATGGTGGTCATGTATTCGATGATATTGAAACGAATAAAACATCATGGATCAGCAATCAAGATTTATAAGCAGGTGAGAAATGACCGACGAAACATCCGTAAAGAAGCAGCATATTGGTGAGAACTTCGCATTATACAACGTGGATAACATAGATGGATTGAAAGGCATTCCATCTGATAGTATTCATTATAGCATATTTTCTCCGCCTTTTTGTGACCTTTTCGTCTATGGAAATAACCCGCGTGACGTAGGGAATAATATTACGGACGAGGAATTTTATGCTCATATGAAGTTCTTAACCGCTGAATTATACCGTGTTCTTATGCCTGGAAGAGATCTTACCATGCATTGTATGGATCTCCCATCATCGAAGCAGAGAGATGGTATGATAGGACTCCGCGACTTCAGCGGGGGATTAATCCGTATGATGCAGGATGCAGGGTTTATTTATCATTCCCGCGTGGTTATTTGGAAGAATCCGGTTACTGCAATGCAGCGCACCAAGGCGCTTGGATTGCTCTGGAAACAGGTTAAAAAGGACTCTTGCATGAGCAGGCAGGGAATCCCTGATTACATGATAACTTTCAGGAAGCCGGGAGAGAACCCAGAGCCAGTATCACACACTCCCGAAGATTATCCAGTGGACAAATGGCAGCAGATTGCATCTCCGGTATGGATGGATATAAACCAGTCTAACACGTTACAACGCGAATCGGCGCGAGAAGAAGCCGACGAAAAACATGCTTGCCCAACTCAGTTGGACGCTTTAGAGCGTTGCATCGAACTCTGGTCTAACCCTGGTGATATCGTTCTTGATCCGTTTGTCGGGATTGGGTCATCGGTGTATCAGGCTCTTTTGATGGGTAGGAGGGGGATTGGATTTGAATTGAAAGACTCGTATTATCAGCAGGCGGTTCTGAACTGTAAACGGGCGGAATCAGATGCAAGAGCGCCTCAAGTTGGGTTAGATCAGTGGGTAGGAACATCATCAGGACAGAGTAAATTGGAGGTATAACATGAAGGATTTCACAAAAGAACAACTTGAAGAGGGAAGGCCAAATTTTGAGGCGTTGTATCTCATAAATTTCGCGCTTTCTCACATATATGACGACAATAAACACACAATTCAAGACACTTTAACGAGTGGTCCTAAACTGCGTAAAACGTTTGGATATACTTATGAGGAATTGATAGGAACTTTACTCGTGGCGCGGGATACAATTGAGCGGTATGAGAAAGAGAGTCAAGATTGCGGAGAGTATAAAGCATGAAACTAACAGCAAAGACAGAAATTATCAAAGAATTTATTGGAATCGCAGACGGAATAATGATCACTGAACTTCGACTGCACATTGAGGAGGATGTTGTTCGGTTTCTATGCGTTGATACTGCAAACGTGGCTCTTGCTTCGGCAGTATTACCAATCGATGCATTTACAGAGCATACGTTTGAACCGTGCATCATGGCTATTGACGTTACCAAGTTTAAGGCGTGTTTTGGGTATGGTGGAAAAGAGATCTCCATTACCCGGGATAGTGTGGAGTCCAATATGATAGTAGTGGAGTCCGGTGGATACCGGAGCACGCAGACATTACTCCATGATGGAACTGTCAAGAAAGACCCGAACATGCCAGCATTGGAACTACCAGGAATAGTGGAGTTACAGGAAAAAGAGTTCTCCAATACCATCAAAACGATATCAGCAGAGTCTGATAAACTCCGGTTCATTATCGCTGATAACAAGTTCAAAATCAAAACGGAGAATGAAGGGCCGGACAATACAGAGAGGGAACTGTTGGAAGATGAAGTTCTCCATATTAGAGGAGATGGGAATAGTATGTTTTCCAAAGATTACCTCATTGGAATGACCCGTCAATTATCGGGAGATATTAAAGTTCACATTGGAATTGACCATCCAATTATCATTGACTTCATGTTTGCCGGTGGTCACGGGGTAGGAAAGTATCTTTTGGCTCCCCGCATAGAGACTTGAGGTGGTAAAATGGGAAAATGTAAGGATTGCAGTAATGCTGTAAAGTTAAATAATATTTTTACACCAGAAGGGTTTGCAGAATGTCATTACAATCCTCATCGTGCAAATTATCCAGATGAAATATTATCATCAAGAACATATCCGATTGTAAAACTTGAGCGAGATGGGTGCGTTACTGGGTTTAATCATTCTGGTATGCATTCTATATCTCCGGACCAGCAGAGGTTAGAGGTGTAAGAGATGAATTCTACATATATTATCATTATTTTTTCTGTTCTGATTTCTGTCGGTGTTTGCGCTGACACGTTTATGGTATATGTCATGGATGAGAACTCAAATGATTTTGTTGAGTTGAATATATCTGGTGAAAATTTGACGATTGAGGGAAGAGAGGAGTGTAGAGGTGATATGTCCGGATACTTTTATCAGAACTTTACAAATGCAACGAAAGTTATACATGTTTCGGGATTTTTGGAGGAATAATGTCAAATGATAATAAGTGGGCAATGTTTGTTGCATTCCTCGTATTTTTGGGGCTGATGAGTGTAGGAATTGTTATCTATAAGGCTTACCAATGAGGTATCATGTATACGTATGTAGTTAATAAAAACCTGATGGGGAAAGAAGCAGAAATAACACTTCAGTTTGCTATAAGTGGTTCAAGTGTTGGTGGAATTGTAAAAATAGAAGTGGAAGAGCAGGGATGGAAAATAAAACTTCCAGGAACGATTACCGGAACTGCTACTAAAGACAAGATTGCGTTTGAAACCAGCCCGGTAAAGGGGAAATATGAAGGGATGAATTGTGAATTTGTTATCAAGGCAGTTGGGAAACTTAAATCGGGGATTATATCATGCGATATTACTTACCTGATGTCGGTGTCCCATACTGATTATGCAGTGGGAATAAATGAATAGGGAATGTATTGACGCGTTATCATATGCCTACTCACTTTTTGGAACGTTTTCCGGGTTTACTGCGAGAGATATCCGATCGAAGGCAAATGAAATCAATGAGTTGAAACGCGCTGGATACATTGAGAGATCATCGGGGGGAAAGGGAAGGGGAAAATGGTATATAACTCCAGAAGGAGAGGAAGAGGCGAGGAAACATATCAAACCGTCTATACCAGTAGAGAACCAATGGGCTGACAGAGAACAATTTGTTAGTCCGTTTTAACCATAACTATTTTAACTTTTCCCACCCTATTATATTCCAATTATGGCCATTAATGGAATTGGAAGGCCTAATATAAAATACGATGAAACCTTCCATCCTGCAGAAGGTGAAAGGCTCGCTGCTCAAGGCCTAATTAATATGGAAATCGCAAAAGGTCTTGATATCTGTTCTACTGTATTTTATGAATGGTTGAAGAATAGACCAGAGTTTGCGGAGTCCATAAAAAAGGGTAAGGCTATTGCAGACCAGAAGGTTGTCGAATCTCTGTATAAACGTGCAACCGGTTTTACTTTTACAGAGACTAAACATGTTGATGATGGCCACGCAGTAAGAATTGAAACTGTAGTAAAATGCATCCCTCCTGATACGACCGCTGCAATCTACTGGACAAAGAACAGAATGCCAAAAGAGTGGCGAGACAAACAAATACAGGAGATTAGTGGTATTGATGGAGACCCTATATCTATTGTTACTACTATGACTGATGAGGAGGTGATTGCGAGTGCCCGCCGCATTATCTCCTCTCGATCAGGCAATACTGAATGAAGTGTCTACCAGATGGAGTATAATCGCACGGAATAATCAGCGCCCTCCTGAAGGAGATTGGAACTTTTGGTTAATACTTGCAGGCAGAGGGTTTGGTAAAACCAGGACTGGTGCAGAATGGGTATGCGAGATTGCAAAGACTCATCCTGGAACTCGAATTGCATGTATTGCTCCCACTGCTGCCGATGCCAGGGATATCATGACAGAAGGAGAATCTGGCATTCTTGCTGTATCTCCTTTGAACAACAAACCTCTGTATGAACCATCGAAGCGTCGGATAACTTGGAAGAACGGCAGTATGGCAACGCTTTACTCTGCCGAGGAACCTAACCGGTTAAGAGGACCGCAGCACGAGTTCATGTGGTGCGACGAATTGGCGGCATGGAAATATCCTGAAACTTGGGATATGGCGCTTTTTGGGTTGAGATTGGGAGACCACCCCCGCGCCTGCATTACTACTACCCCTCGCCCGACGAAACTGGTAAAAGGAGTCATGAAAGACCCATCATGTGTAGTTGTTCGTGGGTCTACCTATGAGAACCGGGATAACTTGGCTCCATCCTTTTTTGAGACGATTATCAAGAAGTATGAAGGAACACGGTTAGGAAGACAGGAACTAAACGCTGAAATACTTGAGGATGTTGATGGCGCATTGTGGACCCGTGATATGATAGATCGATGCCGTATAATGCGTGATGACATTCCTGAAATTGTGAGAATTGTTGTTGCTATTGATCCAGCAGTAACATCTGGAGAAGATTCAGCGGAAACTGGTATAATAGTGGTAGGACTCGGAAAAGATGGGTTTGGATATGTCATACAGGACTGTTCACTAACGGCTTCACCCCTGGGATGGGCTACCAAAGGAGTAATGGCATATAAAAAACATATCGCAGATAGAATAATTGGTGAGGCTAACAACGGAGGGGATCTAATCGAGACTATTATCAGAAGTGTTGACCCATCTGTATCATATAAAAAAGTGTATGCATCTCACGGAAAAACCATCAGAGCAGAACCAATTGCTGCATTATATGAACAAGGACGAATTAGGCATGTTGGTTCTTTCCCAGAATTGGAAGATCAACTATGCGAGTGGGTTCAGGGAGATAAATCCCCCGACCGGTTAGATGCTTTGGTATGGGGTCTCACTGAAATAATGCCAATTGGTTCTGATGATTCCCGGTTTATGATGAGTATGAGGTGATAATGCCAATTATACGAAAACTTACAAGTTATTTCTCAAAAGACGTATCAAAACAGGTTAAACCAGTAACATACGCAGAAACCGCAGGAGGGGCACAAAAACTGTTTGCACCGTTTAACCAAGGGCGCCAATTAGTTGAAAAGTTTATTACTATTTATGAACAAGGAGGGATGATATCGGAAGCCGTTGATTTGTATCCTTTGTTTATGTTCTCAAAAGGCTACTCATTTGAAGGTGAACCTCGGGCAATTGATGCATGTAAAACCTTTATGGAAGGGTTTGATTTCGAGCAGTCATTTAATCTTGCAGTAACGAGTCCTCTGGTATGCGGAGATGGATATCAGGAAATTGTAAGAGGGGGAAGTAATGCACCATTGGGATTGTTATACAGAGACCCGTGCAATTTCAGCATAAAATACGACAAGTATGGATTAGTAGACGGGTATGTTCAAACGACCAAATCGGGAATTGTGTTCAACAAAACTATAGATTTGAAAGAAGAGTGGATTTTTCATACCCAGTTGATACCCAGCCTAAAAGAGGGGAAAGGAACAAGCCTGATTCAGCGGGCGTATGATGATATCATGCGAGATGTTAAAATCGCAGAAGGGTCAGCAACCGCAATCGAACGGCATGGAACACCTAAATGGTGGGCACGTGTAGGAGTAGCAGGAGAAACCGTATCTCAAGGCGTTCTCGATGCCATATGCCGTAAACTTGAAGAGTTAAACTCTAAAAACGATATTGCTACTCAATACGACACAGATATAAGAATGCTCGATTCTTCCGGGGTTAACAATATCCAGTCGTATCAAGACTTTTCATTGATGCGTGTCTGTGGGGCAATGGGGGTTCCGGGAGAACTGTTGGGGTTCAGACAGGGCACAACTGACAACACGGCAGTATCTCGTATCCAGGCATTTCTTCAGAAGTGCAGCACGTATCAGTGCCGGTTTGCTCGACAATTGAATTTACAGGTATTCGACCAAGTAACGGGAACACAGGGAGCAGCAAAGATTAAATTCAACTCTATTCTGCCCAGTGAACAAGCAGAACAAGCCACTTGGATTATCAATCTGATTAAGGCTAACCCATTAGACCCGGATTATTATGCCCCGCGTGAGTGGGTGAAACAAGTTTTGAACATCCCTGACAAACTTGAGGAGGTAACAACATGACAGCAATTAACTACGAAATAAATGAACCAGAACAACCGTTACTGTTAGTAAACGTCTTTAACACTGCATTACCAACTGCGGGAGTAGCACTTGCAGGAGATGGAGTTTACATTAATGGGTCACATCGGGCAGTATACATAAATGTGGCGTTTTCATCTGATGTGTCTGCAATCTTGACATTGACGCGAACAGTAGGAGCAACCACGAAAAACCATAACCTTAATGGAGGAACAGCAATACCAGCCGGGTCATTGTATCAGGCCACGGTGTTGGTTGCACCAGGACAAACGCTTAACCTGACGTATGCAGGAACAACAGGAACATATGAACTGCTGATTGGGGAGGTAATCCAGAATGGGTAGTCCGGTGTTTCCGGTTTCGGGGAGTGGTGGGAGTGCAGTAGGCGCTTTTATTTATCGAGGTGTAATTGACTGCTCCACGAATCCTAACTACCCTGCTGCGTCTCAAGGCGATGTGTATAAGGTATCAGTTGCTGGGAAGATTGGAGGCGCTTCTGGTCCTACTGTAGAGATTGGAGATACGATATATTGTTCTGCTGATACAGTTGCTGGGACTCATGCAGCAGTTGGGTCAAAGTGGGATATCCTCCAGGTTGATTTTGAAACTTTGGCAGCATCTCGCATTGAATCGTTAGAACTTGGAACTGCTACATATGACGATTTGCAGGATTATATTAACGTTACGCAGTCTGGTGGCAGAATATCCGGAGGAGTTTTATCTGCTCATAGTCCTGCAAATGGAACAGTTGATGTTAGTGCACTAAAAGGGTTTATTAAGACCACTGATTCGGATATTGCCGAGACCAGGTTCTTTGATTTGGCTGCTGCGGCATCGGTTGCTCTTACCGATAACGCTACTAATTATATCTATGTAGATTATAACGCGGGAACCCCTCGAATACTTGTGGCAACTGACAGAACAACTATAAAACTGACGAATCAGTTCACGTTAGGCCAGGCGTTCCGGGCGGGTAACGATGTAGAGGTTTTACAGTCTGGTATAAACACATTCAATCGAACCAGAAAAACACATGAGCGATGGATAGACACATTTGGTGGGATATCGTATGCAAGTGGCATTAATGTATCAGCAACTGGATTAAAGCCAGCGATTACGGCAGGGATTTTATATGCTGGTAGTAATAAGATATTAATTGATGCAAAGGACTGTAACACGTCTGGGACATTTGACTCGTATTATTGGAATCCCACTACATCTGCATGGGTAATAACTACTGGGCAAACTGCGATTGATGTTACCAACTATAATAAAACGGATACTGGAACTGGTCTTGCAGCACTGACAGCAAATAAATATGGGGTGCATTGGTTGTATGTTTGTCCTGATGGTTATTTATACGTCCTTTACGGAAAAGGCGATTATACGCTTACACAGGCACAGGCTGCTACAGTTGCAACTCCTATACCAAACTATATATCACAATGGGCCAAACTTGCAGCGAAGATAATAATTCAAAAGTCTGCCACAAGTTTATATTCTATCACGATGGCGTGGTCTACGCAGTTTCCCGTTCAGACTCCCGGAGACCATAACGCATTAGCCGGGTTGCAGGGTGGGACGACTGACCAGTATTACCATCTGACAGATGCACAAAATACGCAGATATCTGGTGTTGGTATTGCATCTGGGACGCTGGCAACACAGTTTATATACGTTGACAAAGCAGCAACAGGGACCGGAACAGGTGTTAATTGGACAAATGCGTTTACCACGATTCAGGCAGCGGTTGATTCGTTGCCGGCGGTTATCGCTCATGCGGTAACGATCTATGTCAGAAAAGGATCTACGGCATACGACGAAACTGTAACGATCCAGCGACTCGTGGGCGCTGGTTTAATCACACTGCAGGGAGAGTATTATACTAATAATACTGCTGTTGCTGCCAATGGTACCGGGAACGGCAAATTTGGGCTCAATGCTGCTGATACGTGGGTTGCTGCTGGAGACATCGTATATCTTTCAAAAGCATCGGCATATGATATTATCCTTGATACGGTTGCATCGGTGGACGGTAGCGAAGTTACGTTGACCACATCAACGGCAACAATCACAACAGATTATAGATATGTAATTGTGAGGACTGTTATAAATGCGGTGTCTGCAACATCTACCACAAACCTAACAGTATCGGGATTAAATATAACAACTACTGGAACGTGCGTTTCTATTACAGGTTGCACAGTTTACAACGTGACATCATGTATTGTAGAAAGTACTGCTGGAACTGGAATAGCAATCAGTGGCGGGTCTGGCACTATTACCGGAGGGCTTGTATATTATGGCGGGGGTAGCACACAGTCATGTGTTCAGGTTCTCTACAATGCGTATGTCGTTCTGAATAGAGTTGGGGTTTTTACAAATGCTCTTACTACGTCAACTGGAAGGTGTTCCCTGTTGGTGGGATACGAATCTGCGGTCAATTTGAATACTGGGTGCACCATAAAGCACGGTGCGTCTTCAACAGCATTTGCAATTAAGGCGTCTGGGAACTCGTACGTATCTCTGAATATCGTTTACATTGACGGTACGTCCGGAAGTAGCATCCCTACTGCATTGTGGGCCATAGGTGGTGCAACCATTACGTATATTTCGTTGACGTTAGGTAGTAACATAACGACTGCAAAAGACCCTGCAAATTGGGCAGCAACGACTGATGGGAGTTACATACAATGATATTATTTTATTTTCCAACCAAAGCAATCCACCAATCCTTCCCCGGGTTTGGTGTGATTACAGTATCAGGCGGCACCTATTGGATCGACGGGTGGGATACGACGACGAAATCAGCCGATGTCGCATACAAGTATATTGCTGAACAAACTCTGGAACGCGACGAGTATGGCGGATATATACGAAATGCCGACTATTATGCAGCGGTTGAACCAGAACCGTCGGTCGAGTCTCAACTTGAGGCGATGAACGCAGTGATACTGGATTTAGTATTGGGAGGTGCATAATGACAACTACAATTTACAACTGGGCGAAACGCAGTTACCCAAAGACGATGAGTCTTGAGGCGGTGGAGGCTCTATACGCTGCAGGAAAACTTACCCATCTTGAATATGAGGACGTGTTGAAAAATGTCAGCAATTTATAAAATCTGGTTTAATATACTGATCAAACTTAATCTGGTTACTGAAGATCAATTAAAGAAAGCGAAGACTTTGAAAAAGCTTACTGATGAAGAAGAAACAGAACTGATATCAAAGGTTAAAAAGAATACAATATAATGGAGTATGAAGGGATTAACGGGGATGACGATGTTAAAACTGCATCCCCTGACGCATTTAGGTTTCATGGCACGTTTAAATCAATTGCCAGGATGCTACTATCCAGGATAAAAACTCCTCAACCGTGGCTCGATGATATGCATGGAAACATGGAAGTATTGCGCGACATTTACTACGAGTATTTAGAGCATGAAAAACAAACGTGCAGACCAGGGGAGAAATCCTATTTGCGAGCATCTCAAGATAGGAAAACTGTTATTAGTGCAGCGATACCGTTTTCCCTCGCTATTGCTCATTATGATCCGAATTACTCCGAGGTTGCAAATTGGTTTCTCTACCGGATATGTGAGGAGTATAAAGCGGGTAAGTTTGTGTTTGCACCTACACATGTGCTCCCGGATAGTTGGTATCAGGATGGGCGGGGGAGAGCCATGCCAGATTACGAAGAGTCGATGCGGATAATACGAGACCAAACCGAAAAGAATAACAATAATAAGAACTAATATAGTAGTGTAGGGAGTGATTGCCCTGACAAAATTGGTTCTGTTTGCGGAGGTCAAATCTCCGCTGGCAGATTTGGCCGTCTAAAAAACGGCGGGTAAATTCTGTATATCTATTGCATACATCCCGATGTTCCAAAAGAGGGACTTTACATCCGGTCATACCAGGTCAAATCTGGTATGATCTATAAACTTTCTTCAGACTCTCACAGTAGCACGCTATTGATGTTTCTCATAGTGGTCTGTATGTTTTATCATCTGTGTTATTGTGTGCTCTAATCACACAATAATTATTTATACTATTACGACTAATATAGTATAGGAGAGATGAGAGAGATGAAATACAACTTTGACAACACGGCAAAAGTCAGCAAGAAGGCAATCGCGTTTGCACAAGCATGTGTGGACGACAATACACTCGGAGAACTTGTAAGAGCATCCGAAACATACCCGGATGAAACCGATATGAAGACATGGGGACTCGTAGAGTCTGGATACAAGTGGGCGATTCAGGCAGCACTATACGCAAAGGTAAAAGATGGGAGCATAATGGATGATGGCCGAGTCATCATCTAATCTTTTTAAGGCGCTACAATGTTATACGGATTATCACAACCGGAAAACACTCCGGAATACGACGAATGGGAAGAGGCACAGGATGAGAAGAAAGCGTTACTCGACAAATACTACAAGATCCTTTCCGGTGTCGATATAGAACCAACTACCGCTGATGAAGTATCAGAATACTACGACAAACTCGTATCTGTCATGTGCAGCCTTCGACAGATAAAGGAACAGATATGCAAACTGGAAGATGACTTTCCGGCAGGTAAAGAACCCGATGGGGATTACAACTATGATGATTCAGTATGGGAGGGGGACCGATGACCCTCCTCGCCCGCGCTATACGAGATAGACCCTGGAATGAAAATGGAATTAGAGGTATGGATGATGTGAAAATCCACATTTCGAGTAAGAGAGAAAAGAAGGAATCAAATACGATTCCGATTAATTAAACTCTGTAATTCTCGCTTACTATTTGCCTTCTTTATATACAGAAATGTTGATAGCATTTCACGGAGGAATGGTATTAAAAGAAACCCACCCCTACAAAGTTCTTGTATCTTCTGCTTAAAGATGAGTTCTTCAGATTCTCCATTTATATCTTTTTTATACTGTTTTAATAACCCTACAATTGTTTCTGAAGCCGGGCTTTTATCAGGCTCATATTTGTCGATTATTAAATCGACTGCGTAAATTACATTAGAATAATTAACAATCATGATTATACCCTCCAATCATCGGTATAAAAATACCCGCATCGGGGGCACCGGCGGCGCTGATACTTCCCTGTTGTATTGATCACATACCCGGCCTTACCGCACTTTGGGTGTTCGCACCGCGGGCAGGTAGGCGTGGTATTATCAATCACATCGGAATCTTTAAACTTTGACTTTAATGATTCATGGCGCAACTTCATTTTTTCTTTTACCTCGTCAATTTTTGTATACCCCTTCATATACCCACGCATGTATTCCCGCTGATAGATCCTAAAGTTTTCACAATCTCTAACGTGTCTTCGCTCTTCCATTACTTTTTCGGCGGCTTCTTCTCGTATTTTTAATATCTCAAATATCGTTGGTTCTTTATCAGGTATCGTTTTTACAAATACCAATGGTTGTATGTCCTTTGTGTCACCCGGCCCGAAGAATGCACGCTCATCGAATGTTTTAATTGTTGAACCTGGATGATTATCTACATACAACTTTCTATATTTAACATAACAATCGCGACACATATAGAATTTTGAATCTACTATGTAAACAATATCTTCAGCAGGGTATTCGCCAGAGCACCCTCCAAATATTGGATCTGGATCGAGTTCACATCGGTATACTTCCCCGGCTGTTATCGGATTGTTTAACATGTCCATAGTATACGCACTAATAATACTAAAATGTATCAATATATCAAATACATGTATATTAATCGGTGTAATTATAAGATGTCCCGTATACACACACATACTAAACTAAAATGTATCATATATCATATTGTATAATATCACAATTAATACGATATACTATATAATATAAATTAAGATTTCAAGTATCTATACTAAGTACATAATAATTATTGTTTATTGGTTAGAAAGATCTATTTAAAGTGGCATGTTGCTTATAAAGAAAGATACCTTAATATTCTAAAACACCGTATAAATATGTGGAGTGATGAGAGATTAGAGAACCGATTACGATATCAGTTTCTCCGGAACTGAAGAAAGAAATTGATGAGATGCGAGATTTGGTGAGCAGGTCGGCGTTTTGTGAGATGCTTTTAGATCTCGGAATTGAAGCGTATAAGGTGAAAGAGGGGCGGAAAGTATGAAACTGACGATTGATACCTACGAAGAACTGAACGCAGAGCAGTTATATGGCCTGTATGTGGCAGCGAAGAAGAAAGAAGAACAATCTAAAAAATCAAAAGAAACGTTCAATTGTGGATATAATGCCGGATACGCGAAATGCAAACTCGATTACAAATCAAATCATTGGAGTGTTTTTGATGCCGGGAAAGAAGCAGGATATAAAGAGGGATATGAGAAAGCAAGAAGAGAATTTATTGATTATTTGAAGGGGTTATAACGTGTATATCGCATTATGTGGTATCGATGGTAGTTCTAAAACCACCACAATCAACCGGATTAAGAAATCAAATCTGGATGCGATATTTACAAGAGAACCGTTTAACTATGAAAAAATAAAAACTGCCACTAAAAACATGAAAGACCCGCATATCCGTTCATACACCATGGCAATTGATCGTCATTGCCACATGAAAGATGTCATCATCCCGGAAAAAAAGGCGGGAAAGCACATCATATCTGACCGTTGTTATTTGTGTTCGCTCGCTTATCAGTCATACCAGGGGGTAAATTTGGAATGGCTCATGAGTATCCAGCCTTTGAACTTGGTATTCCCTGACCATGTTATTTGGTTCCAATGTGATCCTAAAATAGCTGCTTTGCGTTCAGGCGAGGGTGAAGACATGCTCACTGGTGTTCAACATACATACGGGGAAATACTCAACTCGTTCGATCTTCCTCAAGTCTCGTGGCACCCTGTTAACGTTGATGGAAAGAGTGAGGATGAAGTGTATATCGAGGTTGCAATGTTGATTGAGGGATTGATGAGGAAACATGAGCAGTCTTTTTGAGTATGCATGTGAGCATTATTCGGTATATCCGCGCATTCTCAAATATTACTACATGAATGAAATAATTGATAATTTGTCAATTATTGATGATATAAACGAGTATGACTTTATATTCATTGCGTCTGACTATTCAAACAAAATACCAAAAGTGAAATCCGTTCAGATGATGACATCCGCTGACCGGAATAGTGATGCGGTTATGTGGTTACAACAGGACTACTCGATGTATAAACCTCTTCCACAGTCAGAATATACTGATGTTCCAACAGTTGGATTTGTGGGAAGATGCCCAATATACGAGTATAATCGAAATGTTGAATCAGTTCATCCCGGATTTGAAGAGAGAAATAAGGCACTAAACGAAATTTCAAAGTCTGAAAACATCTGTTCTGACTTTCATATCAGAACTCACCCCACTGGGACAAGCGCCGGGTTCTGGGATCCTTCGTTACCAGACTTCAGAAAAAACGGACCATTATTTAAGACGAATATGATTGCGAATCAATATCAGTTATGCGTAAGAGGAAATGCTAATTGGTCTCTTCGATTTTATGAAACTCTGGCATACGGAAGAATACCGCTGCTGATAGATACTGGTGGAAAGTGGCCTATAATGGGAGAAATGACCACAAAAGAACTGATTAAAAAATATGGGTTAATATTCCCAGTAGTCTATCCTGGGGAATCAATCGAAGAAAAACTGATTGGGTTTCATCAACTGTTCTTTGATTTTGGTTGGGGTCAGTCAATGTGCAGAGATTTTTATGATCGGTTGTTCGGTCAGTATGCACAAATATATAATTTTGATAAGATGTTTGGAGATAAGAAATGCGTTTAATTGAGAGAAATACTTCGGCACAAGTGTATCGTGCGTTGTTTCAACATGTGATTGACGATGGAATTCGAGGAGTATCAGAGGATGGTGCAGACGTGCTCAATGCTCCTGGAACAATATGCTGCCACATCAATAAACCGATGGACCAGTTACCGGAACTCATCAGACTTTCTCCGCTTGGCCCGATGGCAATGGAACAGTATATGCATGATTTCGTTGATGGTGTATCACCGGATGACCCGCGCCCGATGGATTTTGAATATACATATCATGATAGGTTGTTCAATTATTCATATCCGGGACATTACAATAAAACAAGCCAGATACAGAACATAATCGACAAATTGAAGCGGAACCCATTTAGTAGGCGGGCCGTGTCGGTTCTATGGAAGCCGTGGGAAGATATAGATTCTCATGATCCACCCTGCCTCGATATGATTAAGGTAAATACATCTTCTGATTGCAAACGGGCAAATATGTCATGTGTGTTCCGGAGCCACGATTTAATCGGAGGGTGGAAAAATAACGTATACGCTCTTACCTACCTATTGAAGCATATCGCTGATCAGACCGGGCGGGGTGTTGGATACCTGGAGATAATATCTTTTGACGGGCATATTTATATGAGTGATTGGGACAAAGTAGAAACGATAAAGAAGGTGCTTAAAATTGTCTAAAGAAATAGAAGTGGAAACTCCACACACAGAAGAAATCCAGCAATGGTTGAAAGATGAAATTAAGGCGCGAATTAAAGAACTCAAATCAAAAACCCCAATGGGGCAATCTGCATCAGATATTATAACCGCGTGTGTTGGAACACTGAATGATGTTTTAGCGATGAAACCATCGAAATGATGTTACAACAGGGTAGATATTATCTTCCGACAATGGTTTCTGTCGCGCTTGGTTCCGGGTTTGGTATCGCGCTGATTGATACCATTGAGGCGCTTATTTTTGGAAACGCAGAAATGTATGTAACGACGGGGGCAATTTGTATCGTGTTACTAATTGCAGGTATTTTCTGGTTACGATGGAGAAACGAACTCACTTCTTGAAATATTCATAAAACTGACTTATTCCGTATAATCCTGCGATAACCATTCCGGTTATCCATGCGTATTTTCCGTTTGATTGTTTCATTTCAACCGGGATAGACGCGGGAGTAGTAGGAAAACATTCTATTTTTTGCGCGATAAGAGAAACAGACTGGTTTAATCCAGCGATGGACTGAAGAATAATAATGTTGTCCTCGTGTATTTTGTCGATATCTTTTTTATGGACGCGGCTATGCTCATCAAGCCCTTCTTTTGTCATCTTAAGGACATCCCATATCATTTTAGGGCTATATTCTCCCATAGGGGGTAAATCATCCATGTGTTATCCAGTATAAATCGTGGTCTATTGGTTTAGTCATTTGTTTTAATGTGTTTTATATTCTACCAACGCACATTATATTACATGCCTAAAGATCCCCGTTCTATTGTCTACCACAAACAATCTTCGATCCAGCATAAAGATCCATTTCAGACTGAAAAACTTGAGAATAAAGCCGGAGATATCATAGAAAAATATACACTAAAATATCTTAACGATGTTAAAAAGAGGTTGAGTGATGATACTATATCACAATAATCGATTAAGGGAGTTAGGCGGTGAAGGATCGGGTAATTTTGGTCATGCTGGAAGACCGGGGGAAGTTGGAGGATCTGGGGAAGTTGGAGGTGGTGGAAGCATTGGCAAATCTACAGGGAGAATAAAAAACACTTTATCTGGTAGGATGTCCGCTGATTATTATTCACCTGAAGAATACACATCAATGGGATATACACAATCTCAAGCCGATGCAATAATATTTTATAAAGAAGAAGGATTTGAGGATATCAGAAACGCTATAAAAGGTAGAGATAAATCACCAAGAGTTTTAACACATCTTAACGAGTTGGATTCTGCTTTAGAGAGTTCAGAACTTGATAGAGATGCGACATTATATCATGGTATGGGGCCGAATGAGGCAAAGATGTTTGATAAGTTAGAAGTAGGATCTGGATTCGCATATAATGGGTTCTATTCAACATCTCTTGATAAGTCGGTTGGAGATAGTTACGCAGATGGGGGGAAAGTTCTTGTGATTAATGCGAAAGCGGGATCGAATGGGTTATATTATAAAGACCCGGAGAATGAGAATGAGGTTTTACTCCCACGAAATAAGATATATGGTGTTGAGAAAATAGAAAATAAAGGTGGAAAACAATATATTCATGTCAGACAGGTAGATCCATCGGAGGTTAAAAAATGAAAAATAAAAGTAAAGAAAGATTTCAGGGAGATCCTGAACTTTATGAGATGGTAGAGTTAAAGAAGAAAAAAGAAGAAGAGCCAAAGAAAGATGCAAAGTAACCAGCAAAAGGCCAAAGAGGTATCTGACTTATCTACATATCTCAAAGATTTAGTAACTGAATTATATACCGTAACCATTGACGGGTATAAGCGAGGTTTGGTGGTCGGCGCATTGCAGTTAAAACCTCTCAATGTCAAGATAGAAACTGATATGATGGGTAAAAACCTATCAGCAGAGAAACTAAAACGGTTAAAAGAGTTAAATAGAAAATATGTGCAGGAGTGGTCGGATAAACTTCAAGGGAAAATATACGATATAACATATGATGGACTTGAAAAGGGAAAGACCATAAAACAAATAACTGATGAAATTGTAGCGATATCTGATAAAGGAGTAATTGAAGCGAGAAAAGTGGCAAACGATATTATCATTGACGCGGCACGAAGAGGAGAGATTGATTTGTATCGTGAGGCAGGAGTAGGGTTGTTTCGGGATATTGCTATCGTTGATGATAAAACGTGCGGGGTATGTTTAGGATTAAATGGACGAATATACAAGGAGGGGTGGAACGAGAAAGGACTAATAAACTACGATAACGGAAACTTTTTAACGGATGATATTGCAACATTGTCAGCGCAAGAAGGATTAGAAGATTGGATTGTCCCTGAAGACGGGGCAGAAGGGCCTCAGTACCATTCATATTGTAGGTGCCATATGGCTCCCGTTTTAACTTTTGAGCAATATAAAGGAGTTGTTCAGACTACTATAAGTGAGGTGTGAAAATGATCTTAAAGCATAAAGATAGAATTAGAGAATTTGGTGGTCCTGGGTCGGGTAATTGGGGGCATCTTGGTATTCCTGGATATCATGGTGGGAGTCAGGCTGGTAGCGGTGGAGTCCATGCAAGACCGGATAACTACAAAGAAAAAAAAGGTGGGAAGAAAGAACCAAAAGCATCAGTTAAAGATGAAGAATCGAGAGTTAAAGGGGTTGAATACTTGAGAGATGAATTCCCGAGATCTCCAGGGTATGGAGAATCACACCCATTAGTATCCCCTGAAGGATTGAATATGATGCAAAAAGATCTGATAGAGGCTGGAAGTAAAACCGGAATTGTATCAGCGACACCAGAACAAAAATCAGCACTTGTAAAACAGTTAAACAATATGAAACCTGGAGAGAGAAACGCAAATGTCAATAAAATGTCTGAACATTATTTAAAACTGAAAAATAAAGACACCGATGATAAATCTGTGGAAAATCAACTTAACAAATGGAAGTTGTCAGGAAAGTCTCTTATATATAGCCCTAAAAATGGTTAATTTACTTTTTTGAGTAGGTCTTTGCAGAGTTTTTCGACACTTACACGAACCATATCTCTGCATTCGTTCTCTGTAAGGTATACGATGTTTTCAAATAGTTCGGCAGAACCATCTATTATACCGCCTTCGTGCTCACAATACCCATCAATGATAATATTGATGTTCATGCTGTTTCCATACATTTCTTTTAGTTCTGTCTTTGTTACCATTTTCTCTCACCTGTTACAATAACATATTAGTTGTAATAGTATAAAAATGCATTTAATTATATCTGGAATTATGTGTTAAAGAGACAATATTATAATATCTAACTGCCATTTTCCAACTCTTCAACTCTTTTTTCTAACAAGTTTATTCTATCTTCAATATGTTCTATTGCTTTAATGCAAGTATTAAAATTGAAAAACGCTCTATCAAAATTTGTGTTAATTAATTCAAACTGTTCCCGTATTTCTTTCCGTAGTGCGAGCATTTCAAACATTATTCCACCTTAACCCCGGTTCTCACGATTTCAACCTCTTCCCCGATCCATTCCTTTGGAACATAAACTCTCCCGGTTTGTCCTGACTGTGATCTAACTATTTTCACGATCTTCTGAACCCCTTCTATCTGGTATTTTGTCATTACTACGTATAATTGTGTAATAATCCATAAAAGCGTTTCTAATACATTTAAATACATAGTATTAGGTCATGCCACCCTCAATACTCGCACGCATCCGGGAGAGTGAACCCATGCGCAGGCAGGCGAACAAGTTCGGGCCGGGCGTTTCTCCATCGTGGGACGCTAATGACCACGTAACGACTATAGATTTTTCTGATAAGTTTTCGCGTGAAATGGCTGAAACTTGGCTCAATGAGCATGATTATCATGAGTTTACCATTGAAGACGCGACAATAGAAGAGAAATCGCGCACGTTTGGGTATCCGTTTACCAGTTTGGGCGGAAAGTTTGAACATACTCCCGAAGGCGGGCTACGTGTCAAAGGGGTTAAACTACTCGCTGCTGGAACATGGACGGACAGCGCACAAAAAACCGCGTGCGAGTATTCTACTGACATTCTTAAACAGTTTTCGGGAAACTGGCATGATAACGCCATATGGTCTCGCCATTTTGGTGGAGTCCCCAGGAATATCACGGAGAAAGTCGGCATTGTTGAAAACCCCCGGTATGAAAATGAAGCAGTAGTAGGGGATTTATACTATCACGGACTCACCGGGCAGAGCAAAGACACCATTGCCATGATTGAAAATGGTCTGGCTAATTACGTGTCAGTTGAAACGGTGAGCAAAGACAAGTGGAACGTAGGAAAGAAAGTATATCAAGCACAGGAACTTGGATTTACCGGGTTAGCAACCGTGAACCAGGGGGCGTGCCGGGTATGCAAGATTCGGGAAAATGAAAATGATATGGGACGAAACGGGGAATTAGAAGCATCGGTTCCAAGCAACCCGTCTGGTGCGTCAATTGGCGAGAACTCAACATCATGCAGACTGACTCTTTCTGATTTTACCGATAAAACATGGGAAGAGTTATCATCGTCTGAAAAGTCTGGTATTGCATCACATTTTGCATTTAATGATGGGTCAGACTCATTTGGAGCGCTAAAACTCCCACACCATGACCCAAAAACTGGAAACATACGTCCTAATTGTGTAAGAGCAGCATTGCAGGCAATTGGAGGCGCCCGAAGTGGTAAACCGATGGAACTTGGAGGAAAAGAAACTTCTGTAACATCTCATCTTAATTCGCATTTAGAGGATATAAACTCTGAAAAAGAGGCAGAACTAATGATTCGAGAGGATAGTCTCTCAAAGAAGGATAGTTTAGAAGGAATAGAAATCAAGATTCGCGACGGGTTAAAAACAACTGTATCATCTGCAAGTGAGTATGGGCCGTATATTATTGCGGTGTTTCCGGATCAGGTGGTATACGAGGATGATAAAACACATAACCAGTATCGTATCCCCTACCAGATTGACGGGGAATCCGTAACATTTGGGACTCCGGTTCAGGTGGAAGTTGCATACGAGGACGTTGAACCCGAAACGAAACGAGGAGCATTTGAGGAAATAATAACCATGGACGAAAAAGAGTTAGAAACTCTCATTGAGAGTAAAATTAAGGCGATTTCTGATACGTCAGACGCCAAAATAAAGGAACTGGAAGAAAAACTTGAGGCAAGCGAACTACAAAATAAAGAACTTGCTGCAAAGATTGACGCAATTGAGAAAACTCCACTCCCACCAAAAACAAGCGGTGCAGACGGAGAACAAAAAGAACTTGAAGCGGGTCCAATTGTTAATTTCGACAAGAAGACAGGCGTGATTAGCCGGAGGTATTAAAATGGCAGACATTTCAGCATTTCCAACGAAGAAAGTTTTAACATCAGGAGATTTGAGCCTTATTCAGACTCCGATGGGACCGACTCGCAAGTATAAAGCCGCTGCTGCAATCAAGGCAGGGCAGATCGTTATTTATGGCGCGACTGCTGGTGAGGTAACTCCCGCAGTTGGAGCACTTACCGAGCGAGTTTGCGGGTATTGCGCCGATGATTATGATTCTGGGGATGACGTTCTTGTATGGATGCCAGGGAACATCGTTCGGGTAGTAAATTTCAGCACTACTGTTGCTATTGCGCAGGGTGTTTGGCTCCAAACGAACGATAACGCGGTGCTCGGAACCGTTAACGAGATTGATCTCACGGAGGGGGCAACGGCTACCCAGAATGTGAACATTGTTGGGTATGCAATCGAACCTATAGCAGTCAGCAGTTATGGGTATGCATTTTTGAGCACTCCGATCATCACGGTGCCACCATCATAAGGAGGAAATAAAAACATGATAAATACTGACACATTTCACGGAGCAAAGGCGTTATCTCTTTACCTTGAGTATGACTACGCTGATAATCGGGATAAGACCCGGATTCTGAACACTATTCCTGCCAGAGAATACCATGCATACGAAGAGGCAGGAGAAGTAAAACAGGAGAACATCCGAGAACTACTTATTTCTGGAACTGTCCAGGATACCACGCTTATTCAGACCGAGTTTTATAATACGGTTATGCAGGGTGCTGAACCAATGCAATGCATGAGGAGGTTCCTGCCGACGATTAACCTGAACAAGGGAAACAGTCTTCAGATTCCGGTTAGTTCTGCCGGAGCATATGCAGACGACATTCTCGAAGGTCAGGATATCACCCCGAAGAATGCCGGGTATGATCCGATTACCATCACCGTGGGGAAAGTGGGAGACGCGCCTCTTATTACCGATGAAATGGTTGCAGACTCTTCGTATGGGCTTATTTCTCTTGAGGTTGCCAAGTCCGGGCGGCGGGTAGAGAATAAGTTCAACCGGAACGTCCTCGCAATCATTCTTGGTGCACCTGGACTTCAGACCCACGATACCACGGGAAGCAATCAGGGAGTCTCCGCAATCGCAGAAGCAAAGGCAAAAGTGGCTGACTATGATTGGCTGCCTGATAAATGTGTTGCTCACACCAGACTTGGCGCTAAACTACTGACAGAGACTTTCCCCAATGTGAACTATTCGGCATTTAACGCCGACGCGGTAAGAACTGGTCAGATTGGAACGCAATTCCTCGGGCTTGACTATATGGAGACTTCAGTCAATCCACTTGCAACTGGAAAGACGTGGGGATACTCGAGTGATGGATACTACGGTGGGATTGTTGCTGACGCAATGAACCTCGGAGCAACTGTTATCCGTGCAGATATCCAGGTCGAAAATTTCAGAGACCCAATTAAGCAAATCCAGGGCGCCACTTCAACCATGCGGTTTAAGGCAGGTATTATCAACGCCACCGCTGGATGCGCAATTATCTACTAAACATAGGTGACAAAAATGGTATTGAGTTCGACATCTGATCCCTGGGCGTCAGGAAAGTTAAATCGATGGCAGAACCAGGATGAAATGGATGAATCGATTGTAAACAAATCGTTATACTCCATACCAGTTCAACCAATCGACGCGCTAACTGATACTGACAAAAAGATAGATGTCAGACTCATGCCAGGGAGAAACTAATGACAACTGTTGATAGTGTAGAGTTTATTGCTTTAACAGGCACATCTCTCTCATCAACTATTGTTACGCAGATCCTTATAGCAGCAGACCGTGATCTCGATGTGATGGTGCAAAAGTTGGGAAGCCCTTCTATTTCTGCATCAACTCTCTATGATGCGGCGCTTCTGTTTGCTAAAGCCCAATTGGTAGACAGATACCGGTTAGATGGGACGTTTGACGTCTCTACGATTGATTACTCGCATAAAGGAAGTTCTGAATCAATCATTACCGGGTATCGGGCTGAAGCAAAAGCAATGCTTCAGGCAGAAGCGAGAAACACCATAACCTGGATTCAGAAGGCAAATAGATGACGTATCCATCGGCACTTTTATGTCATGATGCGAACTTGCAGACATCATCTACTGCGGGAACGGCTAACGACTGGGTAACTCCAGCAGCACCAGTTTATACCGCTATAAAGTGTCGGTTTGGAAATCCGAGAACGTCCTATCCTCTTGAGAAGTCAGGGTATCGTCTAATAGAGAATCCGGTTTGTATTGTCCCAGCAGGAACCGCAGCAGTCGAAGGAAACAAAATTGTAGGGTTATCTGCCCCTTTTGATGAGACATATATTATCAAAGAGGTAAAACCTGCGATGCTTGCACAGACGATATCTCATCTTGTTTTGTCGCTCGAGGCGGTAGAGTAATGGCATCTTTAGAGGTTCAGGGGTTGGATGCGACATTAAAAGCACTAAAGAACCTTAACCCGACGAAAGAAGAGATGGTATCAATTCTCACCAAGGCTGCAAACCCGTTATGGCAGGCAATGAAACAAAAGTGTCCAATTGATGAGGGGAACCTTCAGATAAAAATTGTCATCCAGGACAAATCGGAAGGCAACGACGTAATGATAGGAGTTGGTATATTTGACCCGGAAACTGCAAAATACGCAATTTATCAAGAGTTTGGAACGGGAAAGTATGCCACTGGTCCTGGAGGAAGTCGGGCAAAAAAGATCCCGTGGCTCTGGAAAGTAGAGTCTGCAAAATGGGCTGCGATCTTTGGTATAGAGATTGGAGAGTCTATATTATGGTATGGAAACCATCCTCATCCGTTTGTCCGGCCTGCATGGGACGAACAATTGGAGAACATTAAGGGGTTGATTCAGTCTGGTGCTGCTAAAGTGATTAAGTTGAGAGGTGCTGCATGATTACTGCAATGATAAAAACCAAGTTGCTGGCAACGTCTGCGGTAACGGCGCTGGTATCAACCAGAATCTTTGTTGATGAACAACCAGACCCGGCAACACTCCCGTCAATCACGATTAGTAAGGCATCTTACGTTCCTAACAAGGAAATAGGTAAAAAGAAATTTGAACGGGTTCAGGTATCATGTTGGGCTGACCCGGGGCACCCGATGAATCCGTCAGTTGTGGAATCCGTTGCGGCTGCGGTAAGAGCCGTGTTTGATATTCCAACAATGAATATGGCGTATCCCATGAAGTTACAATCTTCCGTGAGTTCTACGGTGTTTAATGTGACATCGAGTCACTGCACCGGAGGATTTAGGTTGATTGACCCGACTACGGGGTGGTATCATATTCCTGTTGACATAGAACTGAACTATAACGAGGTATAAAACAAAATGGCTGATGTTGTAGCCGCCGATGTTCCAGTCGGCACTGAAGTTAAATGGTATGGTGGAGGTGCAGTTGCACAAGTCGACCTTACGGGAATGACAGGAACCGCTCTAACCCTTGGAGGGACGTATCTCGCCGAGTATGGGTCTCTTTGGGTAGTGGTAAACGATGTGCAGGTAGATTGTGTAGAACGATTTACGTCTGCTGATGCAACCGAAACAACCGGAACCAACTCCGGAACGCTTGGCGCCTCTGTTGGTGCAACTGATACGGTAATTGCGTATTTCGTTGATATTCAGACAGTAACGCTTAAACATATTGCGACATGCAAGGATGTTAAGGCTGATACAAAGGCATCAAGCAAGAAAGAAGCAGTTCACGGGCAGAGCACCAAACTCACTACAGTGGGTGTAGCAGAATCGACGGCATCTCTTGAAGAACTGATGTATACGATGGACTTCGTGGGGATTGTTTTTGGTGATACGCAAACGAACTCTCCCAACTCGGGATGGAAGAAACACAGCAATAAAACCCACGCATTCAAGAAAATAGGAGCACTTGTAGGAAAACGTCGGAATTCCAGCGGTGTTGTAATCGACAAGTTTTTCCTGATTGGTGCAACGGCGAACAGTTATGGGCAGTCATTCCCGACAGAAGACCTCTACAAAGAGTCTCTTGCGTTTGATTGCGATTATATCCAGCGTGCAAGGAAGGATTAATAGTGCCGCCGGGAGAGATACCAAATCCTATCCTTGATGCAAGAGTCAAGGACAAGGCTGTAGAAAATGTAGTGTTTCAGACGACTGCCCAGCGCCTAATGAGGCGTGCTCATACGTCATCGTTTGAAGTAACCATTGATGAGGATATCATCATTCAGATGCATACTCCGACTGATGGTGAGTATATGGAACTCATACGGCTTCAGAATGACATCCTTAAAACCGGGATGAGACTTCAGAAAGATGGGGTTTCAGACATTGATCAGGCAACCGGAGCAATTGATGAGATATCATCGGGATGGGACAGGCTACACGGACTCATTGCGAAGTTATGCATCGATCCCTCGTTAGACTTTGAGTTCTTTCAATCTGGACAGATATCTGCCGCTGACAAAACTGCTATAATTAAAGGGATTATCAATCAGGTTCAGAACAACCAGGATTCAACTATCAAGTTTCGCGAAGAGCAATCAGGGGCATAATCTCTGGTTTCTTTGTGAGAAATTAGGTAAGTTACCTTCTGACTTTTCTGATATACCTGAAGAAGAGTTGACATTCCTGTATAGTGCGATGCTTGACATTTACGGAGAAAAAAACAATGGCTGAAGGAACGATTGCAGAACTCTTTGTAGTTCTCGGTTTAAAAGACGAGATGAGTGAAGGAATAGAAGGAAGCAAATCAAAACTTCAGTCATTTGCTACTACTGCATCAACAGTTGCCGTAGGTGTTGGGGTGCTCGCTGTTGGACTTGGCACTACTGTTGATAGGTTCAGAACTTTAGATTCTGCTGCACAAGTTACCGCTCTTCAGACGGGACGAACAACTGAAGAGATGCAGAATTTAATCAATGGGTTATACTCCGCCGATACTTCACTCGAAGAGTCTGCCGCATTATTTGAGGCGTTGGGTAAGGCTGGTGTATCTACTGTTGATGATTTGAAGTCTGCTGGCGATGCGTTTGATTCTCTCGGGGATGCAATAGGGAAACCCGGAGAGTCGTTAGTAACCTCGTTATCCCCTGCGTTTAAGGCATTCGGTATCGATGTGGCTGACGCTGCAAAATATACCGATGGTCTTACTACCATGTTTATGACAACCGGTGTATCTGCTGAAGAGTTCGGGACTGCTATTACCCGTATGGCACCGAAACTCGCGGCTAACGGATTATCAATGCAGGATATGGAGGTTGCTCTCGTAGGGTTGTCAGAGAAAGGTATCAAAGGGCGTATGGCGATGCAGGCTCTCGCTGCAGGAATTGATGAGTCTGCCGATTCTAACAAAGACGGGAAAATAAGTCAGGAAGAGTTTAATGCAGCAGTCGGATTAACCGGGGATCAGGTTGAATCTGCATCAAAGAAGATTTCCGAATCGTCTGGGGCAACGCAGAAGTATGCAGATGCTCAAAACTCAAGCATATCATCAACTGAAAATTGGAAGGTGATGCTTGATAAAGCGGTTATTGCAGTTGGTGGTATGGCAAAGCCATTGGACGACGCGATTGGAGGGTTATCAGTATTTGGTGGTGCACTTTCTGGCATGGGATCTGGCATTCTCATCCTCCAATCTATCGGGCCTGCGTTATCTGCTATGTCAGGAGGGTCGATACTTACCAGTCTCGGCGGGCTTGCCACAAGTATTAGTGCTGTAGGCGCTTCTATGATGGCTGCTCTTATCCCTGCTCTGATAGCGGCTGCACCTATTATCATCGGTATAGGGATTGCTCTTGTCGCGATATACGCTTTAAATGAACTTGGGGTATTCGATTGGATTATAGAGCAGGGTGCAGCATTTGGAGAGTGGTTACGCAACTTTGATATTGGCGCTGCATTCCAGGGTATAATTGATTTCTTTACAAACCTACCACAGACTATAATGAATGCATTAGGTGGTTCAGGAGGAGGGGATATCGCTGGTATGATTGTCGGAATAATATTTCCCCCGCTTCTTATACTTAACCTGTTGAATGCGGCATTTCCCCAAATCGGAGAGTTCTTTACTTCAATACCTCAAAAAGTAATAGATTTCTTTTCAGGTATTGATCCTAACACGATTGCATCTGCAATACTCGCGGTTATATTCCCCCCGACAATAATACTGTCAGCACTTGGAGTAAACTGGATTGAAATTGCAGAGTGGTTTTTAGAAATCCCGAAAAAGATTATAGATACGTTCCTGGCATTTGACCCATCTGGGATAGTCGCGGAGTTTGTAAGTGTATATTTTCCAGGTAACCAAATTTTAGCGGCACTTGCTAACAGTTTTGAAGAGATTTTATCTTGGTTTTTAGAAATTCCGCGTAGAATAGTGCTCGCATTAACTGGTGCGGCAGGCGAAGGGGGATCTATAATCGACACTATCATGTGGGTTATATTCCCGGTAACGCAGTTGATTGAGTCGCTTAATAGCGGGTTCGATTTAATCACTGATTTAATTGTAGGGTTTATAACCGACATTATTGATCAGGTGTTAGAATTTGCAGGGTCTATAGTATCAACTGTTACAGAGTCAATAACCACGATAACCTCCGCTATTGGTGGGTTTATATCATCCATTGTATCTATGGTTACAGAGTTTTTATCTATTGTAGTATCTGCGTTTATTGCATTCTTCGCTGATATCATATCAAAACTCACAGAGTGGATAACTTCATTTACAGATTCTATTATTGCATTCTTTATAGATTTAGGTGCTAAATTTGGAGAATGGATACTTGAAACGACAGACGCATTTATACAGCTCTTTTCAGATATAATTGCGAAATTGACACAGTGGATTACTGATTATACAGACGCGGTTGTAGAGTTTTTCACGGATATAATCACTAAACTGACAGACTGGATAACTGAATATATTGATTCGGTAACGAAATTCTTTGAAGACATTATAACAGCATTAACCGAATGGATAACCGGTTATACTGATATGATGGTTGCATTCTTTGAAGATATGATTGCGAAGTTGACAGAATGGGTAACTGGAATGGTTACGGGATTTGTTGGGTTCTTTGCTGGGGTTATTGCAGCAGCGATCCAGTGGGTTTCAGACTTGACAACAACCATATTAAACGGGCTTGCAGGAATACTATCCGGTATAGTTGCGCCATTACAAGGAATATACGATACGATAACCGGAAAATTTAAAGCAATATGGGATTTTGTCGCGGGAATATGGCAGAGAATAAAAGACGCGGTATCTTCAATTATCAATTTGATTAATTCTATACCGGCTGTTCCATCTGCGTCATCAGTAGGAGTTCCAGGGTATGCAACCGGGACAAGTTACGTTCCTGAAACTGGATTAGCACTACTGCACAAAGGGGAAGCGGTTATACCTGCCAGTCAGAATACCGGAGCGGGGGTAGGATCGGGTATGTCAGTTATTATCAATCAGTTGACTCTTCCAGGGGTTACTAACTATGAGGAGTTTAAAACGAGACTTGAATTTGATGCAAGGTTAAGCGCATCTATGAGGGGCGCAATATGATTACAACTACTGGAACTGATATTCTTGCACGAATCCTTACTGATAATTCAAGCGCGATTATTAATAAAGTTGGTTTAGGATCTGGATTAACTGCTGAAGCATACACTGATACCGCTTTAGCAACGGCATACACAGATCACGGATTTGAACAGCAGACGGTTACTGCCACGTATTCAACTGGAAAACTAACATACACCAATACTTTTACTAATGGAAGTGCGACAGAACGAACAATAAACGAGATTGGTTTATTTACGGATGGTGGAACACTGATATATAGGCACGTTTTTGTTACTAACGAATTATCAAACTTTGGTATAGTTCCACCGGGCGATTCTGTAATTATTACAATAGATATTATCGCATCAACGTCTACCCCTTCTGTATATGCCACATTTTCTATAATACCAACTGATATAGGACTTGCTCAAATATGGTATTATTTAAATTTATCAAGTTCGATATCATCAACATTAGACCCTTCAGATTTTGCAACCCCTGCCCCAATTTGTTATAATGGTATAGAGTTGCCAAGTGCCGGAATACCATCTTTTAGCGAGGCGTTGGGGGCAAAATCCTGGAATTTTACATGTTATACTGAAGATTATACACTCGTAAATACAATTCTTCGATATGCTGGCCCGCTTACAACCGGAAGTAGTATAACTGGAAAGCAGTATGTAATATCTTCGTATCGATCCGGTGTGCTCGCAATAAAGAATATGACCACCCACACGCACGATTTATATACTAATTGTTATATACAAGGGCCTATATCAGTTGAACCGTTTGGTAATGGGTGGTGGTTTACAGTTCCCGTAATTCAATCTGCATATTCGGAGGCTTAAATGGTAGTAGGTTCGGACTTTGTAGAGAAATTTCTTAAAACCGCTGCGGGGTTATCTGGGGGGACGGTATATAACACATTATCATTTACGTGCGGTGCGGAGACACAGACGAACCCAGATTCGGATTTGGGTTTTGTATCATCATCTGGAACTACAACCGTAACCATTAGACACCCTGCAACATCTAGTATAGATTATTTTGACGTAAGTGTTCCGCTATATGATGATTGCACGGTTGAATTAGTCGGGGATGATGCATCAGTTGGGGCAGATCATGAATCGCATTTTGCTGGTGGTGTATTTCAACAATCTATAATAGTTAGAATTGAGTTGAGAACATGACGGAGATTGAAGTTTATATCGGTGGTGTTTTAGTTGATATCGTATCTGATATCATAATAAAGCGATCATACTCAACGTTGGTATCTTCGGCATCGTTTTCGTCTCCTCTCAACCTGCTCGCTGATGCACAAGCCGGATCATCAGTTTTAATAAAGAGAAATGGGGTTAGGTTCCTCGGAAACATTCAGTCGTTCTCTCTGCAATACCAGGGTAGAGCGATTTCTATGTCTCTTCAATGTGCTGACGATTCATTACAGTTAGCAACATCGGCACGATTATCATTCCCTGCTGGAACTATGGCCGGCGACGCAATAGAATCATTATTGGCGGGAACTGGGATATCGGCGGCAGGCGTTGCTCTTCGGTCAACTCCTCTTCCGTCTGACTGTTACGTTTTTGCTATCAATTCAAAACGGTTGGATGCAGTAAAGAAGATCGCCAATGATTGCGGTGCTTTATTTAATTTGCAATATACATCTGTAGAACCAATAGCAGTTTGTGATACATGGGCGAACGTGTCTGCATCTGAAGACTTTACAGAAACAATATCCGTGTCAGATTCTACACATTTAGTAATATCGTTTAATCTTAATTCGTCCCCGGAAGACCCAACGGCAGATAAAGCGAGTATAGTTATGGCTGGAACCCCCGCCACCATTTTTAACCAGTTAAATCTTACAGGCCTGTATGCTGACATGGGGATCTCATACCCGGTAACGACCTGGAGGATCTCCGAAGTGACTACAAAAATCCAGGCGTCCGGAGTGATCACGTCTGCAACATTAGTAAGTCCGTCCGCAGATCTGTCGGGTGCATAATCATGGAATTGGTTGAAATCATCTGGAAGATTTGTACAAAATCTGTGAATGTGTCTCTTGGAAGAATCGCAGAAGTTACCGGAACCGGGACCGGAACGGTTACGATCGAATACGACACCGGAGAAGAGGAAACAATTACCGATTATGCCTGATAACGTAGTTGTTATACCACTTCAAGGTGGAGGGAAAGTAGCGATTCCACTCACTGAACCAACCATCGGGGATCCGGTAGTAGTAGTTCAGACTCAAGACGGAGAGAAAGTTGCGGTCGTGTTGGACTCACTTGCAGTTGGAGATAAAGTGGTTGTTGTTCCCCTGCAGGGCGGAGGGAAAGTAGCGATTAATCTGAATCCCTATATTTCGTGCCCGTGTTGTAACTGGTCCTGGGATGGATGGATCGTATTTACCAACTTCCCGGATTCAGCAAACTTCCATGAAAACCACGGGTTAATAGAATTTGATTATTCTCACGGATCCTGGGTTGTTACCTCTCCAACCGGATACGGCACTGCTGCCCTGTCCCCTCCCTGTCTCACAAAATATAACAACTTAACCTGCAGGCACCTGAAAAGCGGGTATTGCGGATTCTGGAAACCAGTTCCAACCGTGCTACCGTTGCATAATGGCGTTACGACTGGAATGAAAAAGGCGTTTTCAACTCCGGTAACCATAACCGGGTTTAAGATCTGGATGTATTGTCAGCCTCAGATACCCTATGAGGCACATGCCTATGTCGGGCTGAATGGTATATACTCAAAAACTGTTGATGATGCCCTGGGGTGGACTCAGGTTGTCTTTACCTCAGCAGAGCTTGGAGGATCAATCAGTTTGTCTGAAATATTGTTGTACCGGTATTCGGCGACAGCAGCTAATGGAACGTATAATATCTATGTCTCAAACATAGAACTGGAAATCGGTGGATCCTGGGTATGTTTCGATACTGGATCATATCCATAACATATCCACTATTCCAATATTAATGGAGTCGATTAACTCCAATATCATAATAACTATTTTCGTAACGTAGACGCGTATACGTGTTTGACGTATACAGAATTAAAATCCATATATATAAACCCACAATAACGATCTATCACGCTTATATACCTCTTTATTATTCATAATCTACGTTATACTGTATAATTGTCTACGTTTTATTATTAGAGTAATAGATGAGTTAAGATTAAATATTAAGGCGCCTAATATGTTAGTATGCAAAGAGAGACAGAAGAGACAAAAATAAGATTCGAAAAGAGAGGAGATAACAATTATACGGAAGGAGGATATGATGAAGTAACTCTTTCTATTACCGGATTGTATGGAGAGGTTTCATTTGCGTATGGTGGATTTCACCCAGATGGGATTGTTACGAGATATACAGGGTTCTGTTATCCAGGATCTCCGGGAGGATGGGGATACTCATCTATAATATGCTCAAAAGAGAGAGCATTAGAGATATTTCAGTATAACGCGATGAGTCACGCTTCGAATTACATCGAATAATTTTTACCGGCGATGATTCAGAGACATTGATGAGCCAAAACAAGACAACGGAGACAAGAGAAATGGAATCACCAATTGAGCGAGTAAGAAAGACACCAGAATACAAGGCACGAAAAGAGGCAGGGGTAGACGTAGAGGGTATCATTGCAGAGGCTCAAAAAACGGCACGTTATATCAAATATGGAAAAACCGACGCTACTGCATACTCGATCATGATGGCTGCAATTATCCCAATGCGTGAACCACCAAAGGGTGAAGACTTTGATGAGGAACTTCTGGTGTTCTCTTCGCATGACAGATATGGAAGCAAAGCGCCAACAAAGTTTGTAGCACTTCGGAAGAATAAGACGTTTTGTAATATCGTTGTATGGGATGCAGACGCGATTAAGACGCCATGCAAATGCCGCGTAGTTGGAAAGTCGAACGTATCTGAATATGGTATGGATGTTCAACCAATTGAAGGCGGCATTTCAGCAGTAGAGCCAAAGACATTCCCAGAACTCCAGACGGCTCTTCAGAAGATCGCGATTGTCAATCGGCAGATGAACAAACTGGAAGACTTGCTTTCAACCGGAGTGAAGAGCGAAACTCGCGCTTTCAGGGCTACTATCGGAGGGGTTCGCGCAATTGACGTATGGAGTGAAAAAGGCGCTGACGGAAAATCTCAAAGAGTAGGGGCTCTTCAGATGCTTTCACTTGATGAACGGGCTCCTGCAAGACTGCATCCAACGATGCAGTTCAAATTAGACTATACCGGTGGATATGAGGTATACGTAAACCTGAATAGGCAGCACTGCGGGAATCCGGTATACCAGATTGAAGACTTTGAGTCTTTCTGCGTTGACGCGATGGAGATTGAGAGCAAAGAGGAGCAGGTAAACCTTGTAAGGTCTGGAGTTATCGGGCGTGAAGTATTCCTGATTATGGATGTATTTGGTAACAAAGTTGGGAGGGAGGATAAGAAATACATCACGGGGACTGCATCGTTCATAATGGAAGTTCTCCCAGAAGCATCACAGGGCACACTACAGGTAGAGGAAGAACCAAAACCATCCTCTTCATCGGGTTCATCTGATCTTGACAAGGTAGAGGCTATAGTATCCGCGTGTGTTGTTCTCAATAAAGATCCTCAATGGGTTCCGGTTGCAAAGGCTCGCGAGATTGCATCGATCGGTGCAGAGGTATCAGACAGTCTGGTGCAGCAGATGACAAAGAGAGCATCACAGATATGGAATGAGAGAAAGAAAGAATGACCACAGATTTGATGAACCCAACTGATACAGCAGTTGACCAATCAAAAATAAACTTTATCAAGCAGGTGATCGCGAAGGATAGAACTGACAACGAAATTACTCTGATGCTTCATATGGCATCAAAATACAACCTTGACCCGTTACTCGGAGAGATTTACCTGTTACCATTCAAAGGCAACGTGGCGAGGCCGTATGTGTCGTGTGCAGGGATGCTTGCAGCCGCTAACCATACCGGTATGTTTGACGGTATAGAGACTGAACTGCATTACAGCGAAGATGGGAAGATCCTTGGATGCACGTGCCGCGTGTGGAGGAAAGACGCGGCTCATCCGTTCCAGACAACAGTATTGATGAGTGAGTATAATTCGGGCCGGTCGCTTTGGGCGGACAAACCTGCAACGATGATCGTTAAAGTTGCTCAAATGCACGGGTTAAGACTTGCATTCGGGTTATCTGGGTTGTATATCCAGGAAGAGTTTGATCGAGCCGATACGAGTAGATACGAGCCGCTCAATCATGGGGTAAAAGAGCGAAAGAGAATTGAGGAGCCAGTAGACGATGGAGAGGAGGCGTTTTAGATGAAAACAAAGACATATGCGTGTGAAAAGTGCTATGAGATTGGAATACCATACCCGTGTATTATCACTGTAGAAAAACCAGCAGGGAAACCTCATTTCTGTCCGTATTGCAGAGGGATAACACCGATATGGAAGAGAGTTAAGCACGAGGAATTTTAAATGATAAAAACTCGATGGATATGCACTGAATGTTTAGGGCATAAAAACCGGTGTGTTATAGTTAGTCGTAACCGCGATGATGACGAACCCGAAGATCCTGACATGCGATGCCCGTGGGAATCCATGGGTGGACAAAAAGATGCAAAATGGAAACGGGTTAAGAATGATATCGCTGAATAGATCCGGTTCCTATTTTTTCATAAATGGGGAGATATCACCAGAACTTGTAGAGTCGATTGATTCAGTTACGAGTTATTACGTTCAGAATTATGAAAAAACCGAGAAGTTTCAAAAAGGACTATGGGATGGAAAGGAAAGATTGTTAAGGCGTGCTAAAAACGGGAGTTATTATTTCCCGTTTGGTTTGATTGACAGTGTGAAGAGTGCACTATCAATCTGGGGGGTGGGATATCAGGTGAGAGATGAGAATACAGATCAAAGAGTCGAAGAGATACCGGGAGAAGATACCGGATTGCGCCCCTACCAAGTAAAGGCACTTAATCAATTGCGCGTCAATTGTTATAACTCTTCCGGGGTATTGGCACTTCCTACGGGTGCTGGAAAAACGAGAGTTTCATTGGTATGGGCAGAACATCTTCTACATTCTCATTTGATAAAATCAGTTTTAGTTCTGGTTCATCGGGTAGAATTGATGCGACAATGGAGAACTGAAATCGCTCAACAAACTGGAAGATTCGAGCATGATATTGGAATGATGGAGGCTGGTGAGGATAATACTGCAAGATCACCGTATACGGTTACAATGATACAAACTATGTCATCGCTTCTAAAACAACATGCACCACAATCGTGGGATACCGGCCTGCTTATTGTTGATGAGTGTCATACGATCAGCGCCAAGACGTTTTATGATGTGTCTATGCATGTAAACGCGAAATACCGGTTAGGTCTATCGGCTACCCCTACCAGGTCAGACGGTGCAGAACTTAAAATCTTCGCCGCGTGTGGAACCATTGCAGCGGTGGTATCTGTTGAAGACTTGGTTCGTGATGGGTATCTCGCTGCTCCCGTGTTCAGACTTGAACAACTTCCACCGGTAAAGATTCCGTATAGCGCGTCATGGGCGACGGTATACAAGAGCGGTATAGTCCTTAACATGGATCGGAACGTGAAGATTGCGGAGATTGCGGAGGAATACTTATCGAAGGGTAGGCAATGCTATGTCCATGTTAATCAGATCGATCATGGAAAATGTCTGACCGGGATGATAAACGGCGCTGTATTCGTTTGTGGTTCAACCAAGAGCAAAGATAGAGAGGATATAATTGAGAGATTTAAGTCCGGTGAGATTAGATGTCTTGTATCGACATTATTGAGAGAAGGAGTAAGCATAGATGGGATATCGTGTTTGATATACGCTTCAAGTGGCAAGAGCGAAGTGTCATTGATTCAAACAATTGGACGCGCTTTGAGAGTAGATCCGGAATTTGGTGATGCGGTGATAGTTGACTTTTTAGACAGAGGGCATAGGATACTTGAGAACCATGTGCAGGACAGGATAAGCGCATACCGTGAGAATTACGGGAATTTGTTTCAGTATTAGGAGATATTATGGATTTTATAAACGATTTATTAACAGATAGACAGAAAGGAATCCTTCAGTATAGGCATGACGGATTGACGCAACAGCAGATTGCTGACATAATTGGAACATCTAAAGCGAATGTATGTATGCAAGAGCGAAAAGCGAGGGAAAATATAATTCGCGCTGAAAGATGTATTGAGTGGATTATAAATCTCGAATCTCAAAACGATTAAATTTTATGTTACCGCGTCTAATATGTTATAGGTGAGAGAATGAAATCTATAGAAGTTTGGGCTGTGATAATGTTTGTTTGTCAGATTGCACTACTAATTGCAAATCCGCCGGAGTTCTGGGTTAAGTGGATTCCGGTTGAGATTGTGGTTATTATGGTGTTTTTATTTGGTGTTGCTGGATTAATCGGAGTAATCGGGGTATACAGTGATCATTTGAGAGAACGTAGGAAACTGCTTAAAATACCGGAGAAAGAGGAATGAGCGAAGAAGAGAAGAAATGGTGCCCGTTTATGTTCACCCCTGCAAGAGAATCTTATGTTTATATTGGAGATGGGCAGTTTAGGGTTGATCAAATCCCAGAAGAGTCTCATGAATGTGGGATTTCTCGTTGCATGGCCTGGAGAGAGATTGATCATAACGATTGGGATTGTGCACTGATTAGGAATGGGAAGAAATGAAAGAGATATGGGTATCAACTGAAAATGAAGCATATTCAGACATTGATCCTATAACCGAATCGGAATATTATAGAGGAGAATCCGGAAACCGGTATAAACTCACATCGCGCCGAAAGTCAGTATCGCATCATATTTATGGTCATCAAATTTGTGAGATGTGCGATACTCCGGTTAATGGTGGAAATATACAATATTCTGGGTATGTTGTTTGTGGATTTGATTGTCTGAATGAGTTGGTTAAGAGGGAGAATCGAAAATAGATGGCTCATCATTACAAGGCTAAAGATGGGAGGGTATTGCCATCGGTAACCAAAGTTATTGGTGATATAACGGGTGATGATTACCGATACTGGTATGCGTCGCTTCGGAAGAAAGGGTATGATCCTGACAAAGTATTAACAGATATGGGTAATATTGGAACCATTTGCCATTACCGGGTGTTATCGAAGTTATCACCGTCACCAATTGAGATCCCTGACATCCCGCTCAACAAGTATCCTGTAGGTGTGAACTCATATGCAGAGATATTTGAGATGCTCTGGGAACAAACCGGGTTAAGACTCGAAAGAAACACTGTAGAGAAGTTTAACTTTGATGAGGAGCGCGGGTATTGCGGAACTTACGACGACGATTCAGAGCGCATATATGGCGATATCAAAGACGAACGAACTGGAAAGACAATAACTTTTAACGGCGCATCATGCATATTAGACCTAAAGACGAGCAAAGAGGCAAAAGAGAAACATTACCTCCAGTTGGGCGCGTATTATCCATTCGTTAAAAATCCTCCGATGTATGGAATAGTCGCGTGCCTATGCCCGTATACCGATGCAAAGACTCCGTATGGAAATAAGAATCCACATTTGTTACCTCGAATCTATGTTCTTACGAGGGAGGAATTAATGTCTTATAGAGACCAGTTTTATGTTATGTTGAAGGCATGGTGGAACGAACATGATCGAAAATAGACCGGTGCAGTTTGAGAATACTCCACTTCCATCAGCCGAATATAGAAAATTGTCAACTGATGAAAGGAATGCGTATTTAAAATTTGTAGAGCAAAAAGATCCAGAATCTCGTTTAAATAACATTTCTGAATCGATTGTGAGACGTGCTAATAAAAGATTGCCCGCGTTAGTTAAAGCACATCGCGTCCCTCTCACAGAAGAAGAACGAAAACATCACAGGATTGAAAGTAGGATTAAATGGAGAAATGGCATAAAACAATTGAGGGAACGGTTAACTTTAGAACTAAAAAAAGAACAGGTTAAAAATGCAAATCAATTTATAGACTTTAAGCGACAATTGGATACTTATAAAGATTCTATTAATAAAGATGCTTTGTTTAAAATTGAACTTAACAAGTGGTTGCGAGATTTATCAAAATGCAATTTGATGTTTTTTTATACCGGTTTAAACATGATATGCCATAAATGCAGTTATGGTTGGGATACGAAATCGCATCGATACCGGGTTTCGTGTCCCAATTGTGGCGCATGGGTGATAAACGAGAACGCGACATACAAACCAACGAGATAAAAAAAGAGATGAACACAATGGTTATAGATAATTCTATCTCTCTTGGTTTAAGTATTTCGATTCCAGAACAGTTGAGAACCGGGCAGTTCAGGTTTATCCGATTAAAGCGCGGTGGAAAAGAACCGGTTGATAAATGGAGTCAGCCAGAGTTTCAGTATACATATGCTGATCCGGTATTATTGGAGTGGTTGAAGAATGGTGGAAATTATGGAGTTGTTTGTGTTGGTGGTGATTGCTGCATTCTCGATGCTGACAACTACAATCGCTTGGATCAACTTGGGGCTCTTGATTCTATCTCCGACACTTATATTATTAGAACTGGCGCTAACGATGGTGATCATTATCACTACTATATTAAGTGTTCTGGATTAGGATCAAAGAAACTCCCTTTCTACGATTTGGTAGATGATTCAGAGCATCTTGGAGAGGTATACCCTGCTGGGTGCCCGGCATATTGCGTTGGTCCTGGGTGCATTCACCCATCGGGTCAGCGGTATGTTATCGTTAATGATGCGCCGATAAAACGGGTAACCGTTGAAGAGTTGGATAAATCATTTTTCTCAAAGGTTAAATCATCCCGGATATCACCGGAGAGAATCGAACAATTGATGCAGAAGATGCCTTCCAAGATGAAGACATCGAAAAATCCACTAACTATTGAATTGGGGTTAAGGATTGAAAACTTCGCAATGCCCATCAATGCTATAAAACGCGGAGATGAGTATCAAGGTGCCCATCCGATTCATGGCAGCACTACCGGACAGAATTTCTCCATCAATGTCAAGAAGAATGTCTGGTATTGTTTCAGGGATAACTCGTATGGTGACCCAATCACATATCTGGCAGTAAAGCACGGGTTTATCAGGTGTGATGATGCCGGTTCGGTTGATATCACCGGCGAGATGTTCCTTAAGATTAAAGCGCTTTTATCTTCAGAATACGGGTATAAGGAGCAGATTGATAAACTTGATTCGGAGTTTAAAGGAATAGAGGAGATAACAAAGGATGAGTTAAACGAGACAAATAACAATCAGGGATTGAGGTATGAACCAATTCTTCCCGATGACCACTTCTTGACGCGGTATGCAGATACAATATGTGAGATGACTGATTCGTATAGGGATTATCAATATGCGGCAGGGATAACGCTTCTATCGATGATGATGCAGAGGAAAGCGTTTCTGTTTCCGACGCATGGTAAGATTTACCCAAATGTGTGGTCTTTTCTCCTTGGCGCATCAAGTTACTCGAAGAAAACTACTGCTATACGGTTTGCACGCGGGTTTTGTAATGAGATATGCCCGTATACTTCGATTGGTAACGACTTATCACCGGAACGATTCGCGCAGGATGTCAGTGAACATCACTCGTGCTACCAGTTCATTGATGAGGTTTCCTCCCTTCTATCCGGAATGAAAAAGAAGTCGTATATGAGTTCATACCGTGAAATGCTCTGCGCATTCTATGACGATGAACCATACAAGATGGGGAGGAGTAAGCGAGGGAGACCCCGGAAAGACGGACAAGAACCTGAACAGAACGAGTGGATTATCAAAGATACTTACATCAATCTGTTATTCGCGACTACTCCTGACTCATTTGGAGAGAACACCGTTACCAGCGACATGACAAGCGGGATGTTCTATCGGTTCTTGTTCTTCTATCCAAGGTATGACAAAACCATCATGCCGACGAATATGAGGACATCGGAGCAAGAGAAGGCGCTTAAAGAGTTATTCTACCGGCTATCGAAGTTGTATGATTACTTTAACTCTAATGACCTTGCAATGCTCGAATTTCAGTATTCACCCGATGCTCTTCAATACTTACAGGACTGGGAAACGAAAAACACCGACGAGAACCACAAACGCGGAAACAAGATGCGTGAGAGTGCATTTAGTCGGATGTCGATTAATGCGCAGAAGTTGGGGATGATATTTGAGGCGGGAACCGAGCGGTTCTATCAGCGTGCCATGATGAACAATATGGTAATGGCAGAGGGAGAAACTTACCTTATAGAGATTGATACGATAAAAGAGGTATTGAGGCAGGTAGATATGTATTTCATGCCTGTATTTGAGGAGATTGCGACAAAGATATGTCAGAGTGAATCCCAGACGATTCAAGAGAAGATACTCAAGCATCTTGAAGATAATGGGGGCCGTTTGCCCGTCAGATCATTGAGGAAGAAGATACGGGTGAACAGGCGTTCAGATTGGGATGAGGCGATCCACATGCTCACCAGTGATGCACCAGAAGGAACAGGAGAGGTTCGGATGGCTTACGTAACAAGCGAAACGACGAAGAAGAAGACGCAATATGCGATACTGACTAATGGAGGAGATGAAGAATGAACAAGATAAAACCAACCGGAGATAAGGATTGTTCTGGGTGTGCATGGGATTATGAAGGAGAATGCAACATATCAGAAGTATCTGGATATGATGGATATTATGCAAGGGATGATCCAAAGTATGAATATTCATGGCTCCCGTGCAAATGCAGGGTTGAATATCAAGACTTGATAGATTGGTTTGAGAAAAACATAGATTCGGTAATAGGTGAAGAATGAGACAAATGGCAGAGGATGTGTTGAAGAAGCGATATTATCAACCTGGGGAAGTAGATTTTGATGATGTGTGTAAACGTGTTGTGTATCATGTATACCCTCAAGACAAATCAAAGAGAGATGCATGCACCGAGTTAATGAAGGATATGCGATTCCTTCCAAATTCACCAACTCTTATGAATTCAGGAACCGATATAGGGCAGTTATCAGCTTGCTTCGCTCTTGGAATTGAAGATAATATGGTTAGCATTTTCGATACACTCAAGAATGCAGCACTTATTTTTAAATCTGGTGGAGGAGTAGGTATAAATTTCAGTTATCTTCGGCCTAAAGGATCTTCAGTTGGTTCAACTCTTGGCACTTCTTCAGGTGTTATTTCATTCATGCAAGTATACAATTCAATGGTTGAAACGGTTAAATCTGGGGCTGTGAGACGCGGGGCGGCAATTGGTATCCTGAATATAGACCATCCAGAAATAGAGGACTTTGTAACCAGTAAAAACGTAGAGGGACAATTATCAAACTTTAATATCAGCGTTCTTATCACTGACCAATTTATGAGAGCGGTTGAACTTGGAGATCCTTGGTATCTTAAATTCGATGGAAAGGTATGCAAAGAGATTGATGCCCGTCAATTGTTCGGTAAAATTGCAGAGTCGATGTGGACTCGTGCCGAACCTGGGATATTATATCACGACATAATAAATAGTGAAAATCCATTAATAAATGTATATGGTTTAATAGATACGGTTAACCCGTGCGGTGAAAAGACGCTTGTAGTGATGAGGAATAAAGAATCTGAATATAATTCGGGTGGCTCTTCATGCAATCTTGGATCTTTAAACCTATCAAAATATGTTGATAAAGATGGGAAGTTCATGTTTGAAATTTTTAAGCATGATATTAAACTTGCAGTTCAGTTTCTCGACTCTGTGATTGATGTTAATAAATACCCACTTGAATCCATCGAATACATCACAAAGGATATCCGTGAGATTGGGCTTGGAGTAATGGGATATCACGATATGCTCATCAAAATTGGGATATCATATGATTCTGAACAAGCATACAAGTTTGAAAGTGAATTGTTTTCAGTGTTGTATATGGAGGCTGTAAAAGAATCAGAACACCTTGGCGGGGTATATGGTTCATTCCCATGTTGTGATAAATCGTCTCTTACATCTCCTCGTAGAAATTCGTTTGTTCTCGCAATCGCGCCTACAGGGACTCTGTCTTTACTCGCAAACTGCTCATCTGGGATAGAACCAAACTTCTCATATGTTTATGACAGAACTACCACATCAAGCGGTGAGAAGAAAAAGTATAGAGAGGTCCACCCACTATTTGAATCATATATGCAGTCTGTTCATCCAAATCGATATGACGCAATTGTAGAGCATATGATGAGATTCGGGACTGTCCAGAACTGTTCATATTTAAACGATGATGATAAAAATTTGTTCAAAACTGCTAAAGATATACACTGGAAGGATCACATAAAAACACAGTCAATTGCTCAAAGGTGGGTAGATTCTTCGATTTCAAAAACCATCAATATGTCAAATTCTGCAACTGTTGAAGATATGAAATCTGCGATGGTTGAAGGGTGGAAAAGTGGGTTAAAAGGATTCTGTGTTTATCGGGAAGGTAGCCGGTCAGACGTTGTCCTTGAAACGAACGCGACAAAACAGATTGATGAGAAGAAAGAACCTATAACCATCCCGCGCGAAATAGATCTTAAATCTATTCGGATGAATAGTGCGTGCGGTGTGTTATGGGTGCAGACAGGATTTGATAAAGGCAGTTCTAAACCCGTCGAGGTATGGGTTAAAGCAGAGAAAGGGGGATGCGAGGGGAACCTAAACTATATCGGGCGTCTGATATCAAAGATGCTCCAAGAAGGGATATCACATGAAGTTGCATGTAGGCAAGGGGATAAAGTGTTCTGCTCCGCGTGCGTGAATAACCTGAAAGGAGAAGCAGAAGGTTACTCCTGCGCAAATCTGATAAGCAAAGGAATTAAAGAGGGGATAAAAAAGCGTGAAGATGATATCACTGATACTAAACCGAATCAAGAGGGGATTGAGAATATATCTCTCCCGTTTTCCGTTCGGGTAGAAGATGATATTTGCCCGGATTGCGGCGCTAAATTGATTCATACTGACGGTTGCAAATCGTGCACATGTGGATACACGCGCTGCCGGTAAGAATATCACCTTTCCCATCTATTTTATTGTATGACTTCGGTATTTGATGAACCAAAAGCGACGGATCAAGCGCGGGAAGAGGTAAAGCAGAACAGAGTTTATAAGAAGTTTGTTCGTGTTGTCCAGGCGGTGAGAAAGGCATGCGCATTTGGGCGGTAATACCCATCCTTTTTTTGATTTCCATCGTTTCTGCAGGGTCTGAATCATATGTCTCAATTGATGCGTATGTAGGAGGAGGCGGGGGGATTATATCAAAACATACTACTCATTCGAGCGTAGGAAATGGTATTGATACGAATTACAACTCTTTAACTGCCGGTTCTCATGTTTTGACCGGCCCTGGAAACAATCAGTATAGGGAGAAAACAAAACTCGACGCGGCAACTGGAAATCTGTATGATTCATCGTCAGAACTAATCGCTGATAGTGGATACATCTATGATGATACTTCTTCGATGACTGACAAACAGATAGCAATCCCAGAACTTGAGGGAGGTGGGACTGGTGATAATGCGACTCAACCAGGGCAGACCCCGTCATACCAGTCGGTTGAAACTCACGCTGATGGAATGGGCGATTACGTAACATATACCGCTGACAAAGTTATCGATGATGCAAACATGACCACCGATTACATCGCAGAGGGTGGATCCGGAGTATACGACGTTAAAACCAGCGCAGTAATCGAAGCAGGAATGTCTAAAAATAGTGGAAACACTGATGATTATACTGCTCGTGTAAGCGATAGAAAAACGGCATTTGGCAATTCCACCAGTATGCTTCAAGGTAAAGTCAGTCTTAAGTATCGTAGTTTCGCGCGTCCTATGGGGTTCGGTGATGCTAACTCATATATCACTGTTGATGAGACTGGCGCTCTATTAGGGTCTACATAACCCAAATCCTTTTCTTTTCTTGATGCAATGATAATATAGCATGACTGACATTATTCTTACTGCCGGAACAGTGATCACTCCGATTATTGTATATATCCTTACCGGGTATTATGCATCAAATCAGAAATGGTGTGATAGAAAGGTTGTAGTATCTATCATTTTAGGGCTTGTTCTTGGAGGATACGCTATATTTGCGGGTGAACTCGTATCAGACTCGTGGGTTCAAGTCGCGTTCAACTCCGCGCCGGTTATCGCTGGCATGTATCTGATTGACAGGATTATCAAAGGTATCGCAAAGCGGTATGAGATTGGATGGCTTTACGTTGATGAGTGCTGACAGAAAGATTATTGTTTGAACATAACATACTATTAGAGTGATCATGAAAGTAATTCTTGAAAAGAACGGATATAAACTCGGGATTAATGAGAATCCTGATGTTGCGCACCTGCCGGAAGAGGACAGATATATGATTGAGCAGCCGGACGGGGAAACCTTCGTCGGCGGTATTAAGGGTATCAACAGACTCTTTGAGAAACTTACCCAGTAATACAACTATTTTTTATACTCTTGCGTATAATATGTTATAGAAGGAGAGAGAAGAATGGAAGATGATGAGATAAGACGGTGTGATTGCGGGGTTAAACCTGTAATTTTTACAGGCTTTTATAAAAGCGATAATGGAAAGTTTAATGAGAATTTATGGGTGGTAATGTGCCCCGGTTGTAATAAATCGACTGCCGCATGTCGATCTGAATGGGGAGCACTTGAGTTGTGGAAGTTTTATCAGTTGAGGGTAGAAGAATGACCATAAATCCCCTTCGCCGTATCTATGAAAACAACTTACGCATATCAGAACTAAAGGAACAGGTAAAAGAAATTGAAGCAGAGTCGCAGAAGTGTTTAGACTATGCAATGGTTAAGAAGATAGAGTCTTCCGGTAACTTTGTTCTACGGACTTCCGTATCAGCACGTAGAGAGCCTATCTCAAGTAAGGTGATAGAAAGTATCGGTAAAGATAAGGCTCTTGAGATTTGTAATTTCAAAGTTGGAAGTCTTCAGAAGATCATGGGTGAGGAAGACGTTGACAAACTCTGCAAAGTCAAAGAGACGATAACCAGGGTAGTGGAGATGGTAGAGTGATAAAAGTATACAAAGATGGGACTTCATGGGGAGCATTCGTAGGATTGGATCTTCAGGTTGGAGAATGTGAATTCGATGACGCGGGGCCTGATGAAGCAGCGCAGAAACTACTAACCAGACTGAAGAAAGAACACCCAGATCGATACAAATTCACATCTGATATTGCAAAAGAGGGTGAGAACTGGCATTTTTGCACAGGGCATGGAAGAGATTATAGTTACATCGGTAAAATGCCGAAGGGGGTGTGGTAATGATTAAAAAGATAGTTCCGAAGTATATTACTGATTCGTGTAGTTGGTGTCATCATTCGAGTGGGTTAGAAACGCACTCTGAAGATTACGCAAGCTGCAATCACCCACAATTTAACAAATTGTCAGATGGAAAACTATTTGATGATACATCTGGAGATATTCCAGATTGGTGCCCTTTGGAGGATGTGAAGGAATGAATAAACTACTGCCAATATCGCATCCATTTGAATGTCTGGAAAGAATATGTGGCGTATTCTGCGGAATAAATAATGCTGATTGCCCGGATAGATGGGATTTTCCGGTTGACTGCCCGCTAAAGGATGCAGAATGAAAGAGGACTGGGAAATAATAAGACAAATTGACGCGCTTGAAATGGATATTAAACGTGTTCCAAAAGAACATTGTTATCATTACGAATGCGTAGGAGGAGTTCAAATGTTGAAATGGGCTCTTGGAGATGAGATATGAAAATTGCGCATGTTAAAGTGGAAACTCCTGAAAAATGCCCGTTTTATAAGTCGTGGGCTGATTATATCACTCATAAAACTGTGGAAACTAAATGTAGATTTGAAAACAGAGATACGCCATGCGATTGGGATAATTGCCCATTGGAGGATGTAAAGGAATGAGTAACTTCCATACCGGTTCCCGTTTTGTAGTTGTGGCTCATCCTGATGGAAAGTTTGCCAAAGATGATGTTATCCGGACGTATTTGGGAGTCATTGAGCAGATGGAACACAATCAGCCTCAAAGAGTAGATGATGATATTGCGTGGTTAGAAAGCGAACTGCTAAAAAGAGACGCAAAATACTTCATATGCATCAGGCAGAGGACAGGGCCGCAATCCGAATACGAGTCGGTTATTCTGTCAGAATATGGTATCAAAGGCAGATGCGACATCACTTGGCAGTCAGACTTTATCATCTGGGATCAGAACTTTGCTCGGGCAACGTCAGAGTTTATCGTTGCTGGCGGATTTACCGGAGAAAAAGAAGAGGTTACTGAATGTCAACAGACTTAATAATCTTTCTTCCTGCGTGCTTTGCGAGTTTATCGGCTTTGATAGCCTCGTTCTGGATAAACTCACCTGCAAGTTGGACAAGACTATTAACTGCATCTGCGCCGATTGGTGAACCAGTTGCTTCAAATGCGATACGTTTTACTGCTGCTTTAGCGATTCCTGTTGAAACCATGATTAAATGTTGAATTGAAGAGTATATAACAATTGTGTGAGAGATGAAGATGAAACTGAAGATACATGGACAAAAACTAAAGAAACTGATTGATATTATCAATCATGCTACCTATCCGGAGATACGATTGCACCTTGAAGAGGATCGGATATGGTTCAGGCGCGTTGATGTTGCTAACGTGGCACTTATAGATGTTGAATTGTCAAGTGCTGCGTTTATTGATTATGAACTTGTAGATGAACCGTTTGCAGCATGTATAGACTTTGCTCAATTGTGGAGTCTTAAGCATATGATTGGACCCATAATGGAATTGCAACACTTTGAGAAGTTTAAATTCTCAAATATGATTGGCGGGGGGTTTAACTTATCGGAGATTGAGGATAGTAAAGTAAAGAAAGACCCAAACTTTCCCGATTTGAGTTTCTTATCTCATCGATTCGTGGTTAAAGCATCTACTCTGAAAAGTATATCACTCGCAGCAAAACGGGTATCTGAAAAGGTTAGAATAACCGCTAAACCTGGAGAAGTGATAATATCATCAAGCGATGATGCAACCGAAGCATATGAGACTGTTTCCAATTGCGTTGGAGAAGGAGACGTTTCAAGTGTGATTTCTGCTGATTATGTTTACAATTGCGTAAGACATCTTACCGGGATGATTGAGATTCATTGCGGGAACGATCATCCGATTAAGATGATTAACGAACCATTTGATGGATGCAAGATTACTTTTCTCATCGCTCCAAGGATTGAATCATAATGATGCTAAACGATAGACTAATACGGGTTTACTGTGAGAAAGAGAGTGTAATTGAGCCTTATAATCCTGACAATGTAGGGCCATGCTCTCTTGATTTAACGCTTGGTAAAAACATCGCATATTATCAGGGTAATACGGCAATAGACCCGGAGAAGCACTCTACTTACAATCTGAAGAATGAAAACATGCCCAAAACCGGGTATGTTATTCAGTCTGGCGAGTTCATCCTCGCTGAAACAGTTGAGAAGGTAACACTTCCCCGTTACTTGGCGGCAAAGGTAGATGGGCGCTCATCGATGGGTAGGCTTGGTATAGCGGTTCATATAACCGCTGGTTTTATAGACGCCGGGTTTTCCGGGACTATCACGCTTGAGATTCATAACGTGAACAGTCGTCCGGTAATATTGAGGCCGGGCATGATTATCGCTCAAATGTGTTTCTTTGAGATTGAACCTTGTGAGCGCGACTATTCGGAGAAAGGAGGGCGATACCAGAACGAACGAGGAGCAACAGGGAGCAGGTATTACCAGGTGGTGAAGTAGGAATGGAAGACGTAAGGAATATCCAATATCCGCTTTATTGTAGGCATAGGTTTAGATCAGATTTTTCTGGCGATTGGTTTTGTGGTTGTGAGGAAATCGATTGCCCCGACGGCTTTGTATTCCCTGATAAGTGCCCGCTTTATGGGGACGAGTCGGTTGATGAATTGAAGCAATGTCCATTTTGCCATAACATCCCAGTTCCGGTTCATGTTCATGATGAACTGATAGAATCGGATTGGTGGTATATAGAGTGCAGATTTCCACCACCGTCAGACGAACTTCCAAAAGGATCATATAGACTAAATCACTTTGCTCATGTGACCGGATTAACAAAAGAGGCTGCAATAAAAGAATGGAACGCACGATCCCCAGTTGACTCACCAGAGGAGAACTACAGATAATTTTTTATAGTATTGGAACTAATATGTTATCATGCAAGTAGAGTGTAGAGACATATACGGGAAAACTATAGAAATTGATACTGATTATATC